TTTTTTTTTATTTTCCCACCGCCTCTAACACTCCGTTCAAAACTGAAATGCCCTGCTGAGCTGCCACCTCTGACATATGCTGATAGACGTTAATGGTAATCTCGATCTTTTTGTGACCTACTCGCTCCTGTACATATTTAACGGGAGCTTTTCCGTCCATGAGCATCGTAACGTGTGTATGCCGTAATGAGTGGAAGTCGAACTCTGGGATGCCGAGCTGTTTATGGATGATAGCAGAGGTATGCTGCATTACCCTTGGTGCGATTAGCGAACCGTCCTCTCTTACAGCAATCATGTTTATTTCTGTCCCGCGTCCCTCGGAATTGACGTATCCTCTCTCGTCCACATACAGGCAGGTGTATCCATCGCCGTAGTACGCACGCGCACGCATCTGTCGTTCCCGCTCTCGTGCAAGAAGGCCAAGCAGTTCATCATCAATATCAATCACTCGCGATGAGTCATACTTGGGGTTTGTAAAATACCAAAGCTGTTCGCTGGCATCCCACTGTATCTGTCTGGTAATAGAAAGCTTCGCTGTTTCAAAGTTTACATCATCCCAGCAGACTGCAAATGCCTCGCCAATTCTCATACCGCAGCGATATCCGAACTGGAGTGGAATGTGTGGCGAGCTCTTCTCCGGGAATCTCTCAAGAATTACCTTCATCTGCTCCGGCGTAATATACGAATGCGGTGCAGTTCGTGTCGGCACATCTGACTTTGCCCTTGGAGAAGGTAACCTTACCGAATCCATAGGGCTTCGTTCTATATAGCAGAGCGGCAATACTGCGTATCGTAGCGAACCTGAGAGAATAGTCTTGATCGTTGTCAACGTGTTTCTGGAATACCCGGCGTTGAACTTTTCGTTCAAAAGCTCCTGCAGGATCAGCGGGGTTATAGACTTCAACTTAAACTTGCCGAGCTTCGGTTTAATATGCGAGCGTATTCTCTTCTTGTAATTTACAATGGTTTCAGGTTTCAGGTTGTGTTCACAGTATTCCTTCATCCACAGGTCAATGTAATCGTTAAAAGAAATCTCTGACGGCACGAACACAGATCCCGCCCGGTTGTAACGAGCCAGCGCCTTCGTCCCTTCGGCGAGAGCCTCCTTCTTCGTGGCAAAACCACCTTCGCTTACACGAGAGCGTTTGCCATCCTGTTTAGCGACATCGAATCGATACCGCCACGTTGTACCTCTTTTTTCAGCTGTAACGCCTGCCATATTAGCACCTCCGTAAAAAAATAACCCAACGCAAATCAGACAGTCCGATAGGAACTGTCTCAAAAGCGTCGGGTTAAACCTCGACTGTGCGCCAACATATAGCGGCGGTACAGTTTTATTATATTGTTCTTGGTACCAAAAGTCAAGTGCTTGCATCATAAAAGAGTAGTTTTATGAACCAAAATATTCTGCGTAGACCTCTTTAGCCCATTCAGAAAGTGGTACATGGTCTACATATTCAGGATACTCACGGGCAATATGCTGGATGGCAGAACTTCGAATAGCCACCGCTGCTTGCTCTGCGCTAATTTCATACATCTTTGCCATTTCTTTGCTGAGTAGTTGAAAATACCTGTTCAGAGACTCTTCGTCGGAATTGTTGGCACGAAACATAGCCACCAATCTTTTGCGTTCAGCAACCGATTCTGGACTGCGTTTCTGAGCGTTAAAGCTGGCTACTTCATCGGATGCAACTACCAGCAATGGCCTGACTGGTTTCTTATACGACAATAGCATTCACGCTCCTTTCAGACTGCGCAGACTGCAGACCTCTTCGCGTAGCGTATCGGCTACATATACTACGTCTTCTTGTGTTATATCATATCCAAGCGACATACGAATTGTCCCTCGTGCATCGTCGTCAGACAGCCCCAGAGCCTTCAGAACATGACTTGGTTCAGACCATCCACTCATACAAGCAGAACCTGCGGAGACGGCTATGCCCCTCCTGTCGAGCGACAGAAGCAACATCTCGCCGTCAACACCCGGGATTGTGATACTTATGTTTCCGGGCAGGCGCTGATCTGGATGACCATTGAACCGAGCGTCTGGAATGCGTTCCTGAATACACTTCCTCAGCATATCACGCATGTGCCGAATATGCTGTACTCTAGTACCCATACTTTTAGTTGCAAGCTCAATCGCCTTGCCGATACCCACGATGTTGGCAGCGCTTTCGGTGCCAGCACGAAGCCCTCCTTGTTGCATGCCGCCATGAATCAATGGGTCAATGGTAATGCCATCGCGAATGTACAACGCGCCTATTCCTTTAGGTGCGTGAAATTTATGTCCAGAAAGAGAGAGCAGGTCAGCTCCCATTTTTTCTACGTCAACATCAATTGCGCCGATTGCCTGTACAGCATCTGTATGGAATAATACACCGTGTTCTTTAGCTATCTTGCCGATAGCCTCGATTTTCTGAATAGTGCCTACCTCATTATTTGCTGTCATGATTGAAATGAGAATCGTATCCCGTCTAATTGCACGTTCAACGTCGTCAGGATTAACCATCCCATACTTGTCTACCGGCAAATACGTGACATGAAACCCATTCTGCTCCAGCCATTCGCAAGTGTGTAGGATTGCATGATGCTCAATGGAGGAGGTGATGATGTGCTTACCTACATTTTGATATGCGAAAGCTATACCCTTAATAGCCCAGTTGTCACTTTCTGATCCGCCGGATGTAAAATAGATTTCTTCCGGACTTGCGTTGATTGCAGTTGCAACCTGTTCATATGCTCGGCAGATAGCTTCTTTTGCACTTCTGCCAGGCGTATGAATTGATGACGGGTTACCATATACTTCATCAAAATATGGCAACATCGCTTGAAGCACTTCTGGTGCAACTCGCGTAGTTGCTGCGTTATCCAAATATATGCTATGCATAGACGCCCCCGATTATTTGATATACTGGTTGGTAACCCAATATACAGCTTTACCAATAACCACGGGAGTCCAATCATTTGCTTCTACGGGCTGCAGCTTGGCTCCACGTCGCACGATACCAACGGAGGGGAACCCTTTGCCCGGGCCGCTACGCACGTTCACAGAGCCTCCTGTGCATTCTCCTGATGCGCTAACATACTGCTTTGTAATCCAACGCACCTTACTCTGATAGTCGATAGCGATCCAGTCAGTAGCATCTACCTTTTCAAGTTCTGCTCCCTTTTTGACTATCTTATATACGCCATAGCGCTTGTCCGGGCCGTAACGTACATTTACGGAGTTACCGGTAATTGATACACATCCACTCTTCTTAGCGGATGTAATGGTAGTAGTCGCATTGTCTTCTGCAGAGTCATTATCAATAATGAACCTGCGCACACGGATCAGTCCTTTATTGCCAAGCTTGGTGCTAGTCTTTGCGTTTCGTCTGCTGCGACAATATGTCTTCATGTCTTTCAAACTCGGTCTGCCACTGCCATGGCCACACAATGTGACCTTATTTCCGTCGATAGCATATACCATCTCGACATGGCCAACATATCCAGCATACGACCTACTTGAATCTGAACCGGCGAACAAAAGCATGTCACCAACTCTCAGTCGTTCAATCTCTTGAGGGATGCCATTCTGAATCGTGATTTCAACATCAACCAATTTTTTGCTTTGGTACATGCCAACTGTATTCAGAATGCCAAATCCAAACCCAGCCTCTTTATATGCGTAACTAACTGACGAGCTGCAGTCAGAATAGTATTTACCGTCCTTATATTTTTTATAGCAATAATCGCGCTTTGGCTGGCTATAGTAGTTGCGGCCAAGCAGAATATCATATTGCTTTTTTACTGCATTGCGTTTCTCATTTGCGGTCATTCCGCCACCTCCTTACTTTCATCATAAATAGATAGGCACCCCATAAAGGAGCGCCTACCCAATTAGTCTCGATTATACCCGCGAATATCTTCTACAAACGAATGGTTTCTCAACCTCTCTTCGTAAGCCTCACGTATAATCCTGATTGCGATATCAACTTCGCCATTAGTCAATCCGTTAGCTTCGATCATTTGTTCATATTCTTCATATATCTTAAACACACGGTTGAATTCTTCGCGCGTAACGATACATGACGGATCAATAACGCGAGATGCAAAATTTATAATTGTATTTCGCTTGCTCTCAATGAGCATGGTAAGCATGGTTGCATTGAGTTCACGCCAGTGCTCCTTGCTTTCAGCGAGTTCGCGATTAACTTCTTTGATCCATCCATCGCGCATCTTGATATTATCTTCGCTGTAATGTTTGCCAACATCGTCAAGCAACACCTTGACACTTTTCATTGTCTCGGACATCTCTTTAATGTTTTCACGCTCTTGCCTTTTGCGTGCGAAATACTTTCTGATTTTCACAAACTCGGGAACTACCTTTCCTTTGAATTCAAGCAACTCACCAACAACCTGTATTGCGAAAAACAAAATGATTAGAGCAGTGATTACCACTGCTGGTAGTCCAATCTGTTCTTTCAAGGCTTCAATATAACTTAGCACATCCTATCTCCAACCTTTCTACGATTCTTAGTCCTTTACGCTTCCGGGATTCTTAGAACCTGTTTGGTGCGAAGATATTGCGCCACTTAATGCTAGTGTTCAAATATTGCTTAGCAAGTTCCCATAGCGTCTTTTTGCGCTTCCCAGTACCCGGCTCCTCGTCTACACAAGCGAACTTCTCGAAGTAGGCTTGCCCATACGAGGTACGCTTTTCCTGAGCCGAAGTGCCTTGATCAGCAGGCTTTTCATATCCTTTGAGCACTGCGTTCGATGCTTCGGAAACCGACTTTGCGGTACTGAGCTTCTTCATTACAGACTTGTAGCCCTGCAGCTCATTCCACATGAAGTCAAGTTGCATATCCAGATCGCCAATGGATTTATTGGTCGCTCTCGCATAGTTAAGAAGTTTCTGCTTGCGACTCCAATATGTCCATTGAACCAACCCGTAACCAGCTTTGTCGCGAACAAAGTTTGTATAGCTGCCATTATCTACAGCCGCAGTATACGAATCATCTGAGTATCCAAGTTTCCTTTCATAGCTACTCTGCAGATTCTTTGGGTTTAGCGAGGATTCAGCCCGCAGATTACCCATGATGCCGGCAACGGCGAAATCGCTCAAACCTTTACTTCTAAGATACTTCCAGATTACTTCTGCATTATCAGTCGTACTCATCGTATCCCTCCTTCAAGTTTTGCTTTTGTCAACCAACCGTGCCCTCATCTTCATCGTTTTCAATCTTGTTGCCATTTCTGTCAACACCATACTTGTTCCTGCTATTCTTCTCGCCATAGCTCTTCGCTTCATAAGCCACACCAATGGCGATACAGGCAGATGCAACTGCAACCGTTACTTCCTGTGCAGGGTCGTGATCAAACATAGCGAGACCATAAGAAATGACCACGCAAACGGTGGTCATGATCAGCGCCCATGTCACAAGCATTTTTGAAAACTCCAGCTTTTTCTTTTTTTTGCGCACCTTATTTATAGGTTTCTGCGCAACCTTCTTTGGTGGCATGTTTGGTTTCTTATATGTATTCATTAGTTATCCTCCCTGTATAGCTCCATCACGCCAATCATGAGGATCTACGACGAATAGATGCCGGAATAAATCATCCATTCTTCGTAGAGTGCGATACGCATGTAAGCCAGCAGAGTGGCTTCTCCATGACTGATATGATTGAACAATATCCTGAAGGCTAACCTCACCAAAAGTCAGCCTCCGTTTAAGCCTTTTTAATTTCCTACGCATTCTAACAACGCTTTTCTTGCAAATGCGTTTGACAATATGACCGCTCGTGGTCACTCGATACCGAACTTTTAGCCATGTAAAACTATGGCTTATTTGCACGATTCGAGTTTTCTTTGCATTCAATGTTAATCCGAGTTCAGTACATTTCAGTTGAATTTGCTGAAGGCATTTGCTTAGATAATCTTTGCTCTCATGAATAATATATCCATCATCCATGTACCGACCATACCCCTTGATACGAAGCTCTTCTTTGATGTAATGATCCAGCTTATTTGCTGCAGCAAGAGCAAGAATTTGGGAGACTTGGCTTCCGAGTCCCAAACCTTTGCAACCAAACATCGTTATGAAATGCTTGACCAGATCCACGATGCGCTTGTCTTGGTAAGCGTTCTCCAGAATACCAAATAGCAATTCGTGTGGAATGCTGTCAAAATAACCCGAAAAATCAAACAGCAACACATATCCCGCATTGCCGTGCAAGCGAATATGCCGTTGCAAATGCCTACTAAACCGTCGCATTGAAAATGAATAACCCTTACCGTGTAGGCATGCGCCGTTATCGTGAATAAAAGAGCGTGACAACATTGGTGTCAAAGAATAATCGCTTAGACATCTCTGCACGATACGCTCATGGATATCCACGCTACGAATGTGTCGGTTTTTACCACGCTCGCATATATCAAATTCATAAAATCCACGGCTCCTAAATGTACCGTCATGCAATCGTCGATAAGCGTCATATACATTCATGGTTGCATTCGCAATATATTTTTGTGTACTTGATTTCCAACGCACGCCTTTGCGGCAAAGTAAATAGGAGCGGTATAAGTTGTCATAAGTGAACACCTTGCAAAAATCGTCAAAGTTCTTTACCGCCTGTCTCTTTTTCTCCGCACGTCGTGTCTTGCGCCGTTGATAGCGTAGTTCTCTGCGCTCTATACTTGTCATCCTTTACCTCTTAACTCGCCCTGTGCAGTTAGCGAATGTATCGCTTAGTGTTACGACTGCAGATAGCAACGGCCATGTAATCCTGCTAACACCATCGCAGAACCATGCAAGAAGCGTCCGACCGGCCATACCAAGGCGACAATTTACCTTTATTAGGAAGGAACTGTTCTCCTTCTGTGGAAGATACTGATTTCACCCGTATTTGGGTTACTATGTCTGATCTTGATTTGCGATAGTCAATTGCTACCGTCCACGGAATCTGAAACACACACCATAATGCCAGTCAGCATGGTTGTAGTTGTGATTGCCCTCACTCGTAACGAGATGGAAGTTTGACGACCCATTCGTGTTAGGAGAACGAAGCCACCAGTTAGTCATGTCGCCGAACCAGAGCAGTTGATGCAGAACAGCCCCTATGAATATAGTTAATTCGCCTCTGCGATTGCGTCGGCATCCTTGCTTTCGAATTGTTGGTATCTTTGTTTGTCGTTTTTCATTGCGCCTCGCAGCAACCGAAGCTCTGCCTGAATAAGCTCCATCCATTCGGTCATAACACTACCAGAAATCTCAAACAGTTCTTTCGCATCACCAATGAAGCTGATAAGGCTTTGCGACTTTGCATACGCCTGTAACAGATAGTCTCTGCGTAGTTGCGCCTCGTGCGCATTTGTAGGATAGATGCTGTTTGCGCATTTTGCACAGTCAAGTATTTGGCTGGACACGGACGCTATATCCTGAGATACATAAAATGTGTATCGCTTCGGAAATTTTACGCACTGCTTAATCGTAAAGATATGCAGTTTGCTTGCTGTATCCAAAAACTGCATTGCTGATTCTTTTCGCTTGTTTTTAATTACAGAAATGTCCGTTCACCATCCTTATAAGAAATCCCGCGAGAGTATATCTCGCGGGTGTCATGTATGCTTGTATGGGTTATATTAGCCAACTACATCCTCTGCGGCTTCCTCATCAGTCTCGACGGGATGCTTAATAGCATAAATCGCAGCATACTCATCTTCGGTAATAACACCAAGCTGCAGATACTTTGCAAGCTGTGCATCGGTAACGTAGCTCTGCTCATAACGATCCATAATCTTCTGCGCCTTTGCGCTCATAGTAATCTCAGTCATATCATTAACCCTCCAGAATCATTAGTTCCAGCTCAGTAATAGCCTGCTGAGCCTCAATATTCGCGATGTCCAGATCCGTCAGCATCTGCTCGGTCTCAATATTCTTCTGCATTATATAGGTGCCACTCTCAACGAATTCAAAATCGATTTCGTCTTCTGCGCTGATATTGTGACCAGGGAGATTATAGACGACGCCTTCAATCGAAACACCCTCTGCGACATCAAATTCGCACAAGCCAAACGTGCCATTTTCAAGCACACAAACCCAGTTGGGCACTTCCACTAGCGCAATCACGGCGCTGTTCCGTGTGAACTTTACCATTGTCCAATCGTCCTCCTTGATATAGTGACTTATAGAAGGCGTCCATCTTACGTAGCACTTTTGTGCTGTTGCCGCGAATCATATGCCCGCGCCAACTCTGGTAAGCAGTGTCTACGTCCTTGATAGTAAACTTGCCTTCATCGATCCACCTACGGAATATTCTCAGCTTCTTGCGCATCTTTACTGGCGATTTGCGATTCATCTTACGAATTACCGCACCAGTTTCGTTCAGAAAGAATTTTGTTTTCAAAAACTTGATGCCGTTGCGAAGCGGAGCTATTCTTGTTTTCTTCTTGTTCAGTACAAATCCATACTCATCGCACTTTTGCTGGATCTGTTTCATACAATACTGCAGGTACTCTTTATCTTCGTGTATAAGATAAAAATCGTCCATATACCTGCCATAATGCTTTATACGTAGCTTCTCTTTGATAAAATGGTCGAGCGGGCTTGCTACCATAAGCGCATCGATTTGCGATACTTGGCTACCAAGACCAAACCCCCTTTCACCAAAGTCTTCCATGAATTGACATGCCAAACGACGTATATCAGGATCATGAATACGTCGCTCCGATTCCTTGTATATAATGCTGTGCGGAGCACTATTAAAGAAATCTGAGAAATCACCCGTTAACACATAGGCCGTTTTCATCGCGGCCGCCCCGTGCTTTCGATAAAAGCGATGCAAATGCATATCGAGCCTGTCCATTGCGTAATCAACGCCTTTGTCTTTTAGGCTTGCAACGTTATCGCAAATAAAGGAGTGGGAGAATACTGGCACAAGAATGTTGTCACAGAGGCATCTCTGCACAACTCGTTCAGAAATATGTACACTTCTGATATGTCGTAGCTTTCCGCGTTCCATAAGGTCGAAGTCATGAAAACCTCTGCTCTTGAACGCTCTCTTCATGAGAATATCGTGCGTATTCGCAGTATTGGATGTCATCCTTGCTACATAGCACTGCGTGCTGTTCTTCCACATAACACCCTTGCAGCAGTTCTTGCCTGCTTGATACAAGTTCTTATAAGAGAATACGTCTTCATAATCACCGAAGCTCTTGCTATAAGCATATCTTCTGGCTTGGCGCATTGCTACACGCCGTTTATACCTCAATTCATGCCTTTCTCGGCTGTTCATATATCATCCTTCTGTTCATTTTTGAATTGGTGTACCGTACAGTATTATTGTTGGACGAGATTTCTAACTGCGTAGTCTGCACCATGTAATCGGCTATTCTCGTATTCACCGACCATGCAAGAAGCGTCATCCGGTGCATCTCATCGGCACACTGTTTTGAGCACATCGTTATGCTTCCGGAACAAATCTCCCTTCTGCGGAAGTACGAATTTCACCCCAAAGGTTACTTTGATTGACTTATAGACCCACAGAATCCGAACGCAACGCCATTCGAGTTGCTGGCGTTGTTATTGTTAGCGTTGCCGTCGCTGTTAACATTACAGAAGTTGTTGGTGTTGCTGGCGTTAGGAGAACGCTCCCACCAGTTGTTCGCAGAGCACACCACTCCAACACAACCACAACAAAAGCGAGATTTGACCATAATTTGTTTAGCCTCACAGAATAGTATTATCGTCGTATTCTGCGAATTTTTCTTTGAAACGCTTTCTGTCTGCCTTCTTTACGCCAGTAATCAAGTTACGCTCCGTTTGTATCATCCGTCCCCATTCAAGCATAGCATTAGGTAGCCACTTAAATTCTGTCTTGAAGTTAGGGCTCTCGGATACGATATCGTACATCATCTGCAGTTTATCATCCAAACTGTTGAGCAAGCCGAACGCATAAGACAGCTCATCGCGCTTATTTTGCGCCTCTTTTAGATTGGTAGGTATGATAGATTCTGCAATACGAATGTGCGTGTCGATATCTTCTGCAAGCTCGGCGATCTTCTGAACTACGATATAAGTATATCGCTTCGGAAATTTCACGCAGTTCCTGATCGTGTAGATTTGCAGTTGACGGGCGTTTTCTACATACTGGGTAGCGCTCAGTCCGCGCTTCGATTTATATACTGACATGTGCATCCTTTCCTTCTACATTCGTTTTCCATTCAAATACGGGCGACCATCTCCCCTTCCCGGGGAGAGTGGATCGCCCTTTGTTTATTTATTTGGGTTTCTGCGCCCTATGGCGCTTTCTGGGTATAAGGTTATACGCAGAAGCCGAACGCAACGCCAGTCGAGTAGCCGGCGTTGCCACCGCTAGCGTTGCCGTCGCTGATAACATAACAGAAGACGCTGGTGTAGCTGGCGCTAGGAGAACGCTCCCACCAGCTGTTCGCAGAGCCACTCTTGTTCTTGATTGTAGAGTTGCCAGCCTTATAGTACGCATACTGAGTACCTTCTCCAGATACCGAATATGTGGTAGTACCAAAGATTTCAACCTCGGACAACAAGAAGCAGCTGTCTGACGAAGTGTTGATCGTAGTAGACTTGTTACCTGCACTTGTCTTTTTATTGACAGGTTTGATAACAGACTGCCATGTGGACGGCAGATACCCTTTCATCGTACCCATCGTAGTGCTACGCATTACGGAACTACCCCAGCCACCACTATTCGTATTGCTACTATTCATTGGGTATGTAGTTGCGAAAATATCATGCATCTGCAATGTAATACCCGCCTTGCCAGTAGCAGTGGACGCGCCATATGCGGTGGCTGTTGTCAGAGCATCATGGTTGAAACCGATGATATCAAATGCATAGTTGGTGCCATTCACCGCAAGAGTTACCTGATCGCCAACGCTCAGCTTACGATGCACAGAACCAAAGTCGATATAGACGGTGGAAGTAGTGCTTGTAATTGCACTGTTGTTAGAGATAGCTTCTGCAAACAAGCTGACATCAGATGCGCTCAGACCGGATAGACCGGAAGTGTAGGAAACACCGCTGGTTTGACTGGTAGATGCAGTAGGCTTGAAGCTGGCCGTAACCGCAATCGTCTTATTTGCAGGTGCGTTGTAGTTATCACTGGCAGCAACCTTTACAGTGATCGTTGCAGTACCGGTAGTGTCATTTACACTCCTGATGGTAATTGTGTTACCGCTCAGCGACACCGTAGCAACGCTGGTATTGCTGGACTCAACTGAGATCGTACCATTGCCGGATCTGGTAACGGTTACAGTCTTACTGGTGTTATCGGAATTCAGCGTTACAGCGCTTTCGCTCAGGGTTAGTGAACCTGCAGCCTTACCGATTGTCCACGTTACTTCCTTCGCTGTGGTAGATCCATCTGCCCAGCGGTAGTTGGCAGTTGGCGTAAAGGTAGCCGTGTAACTGCCAGCGTTTGTGCCAGTCGTAGTACCGCCGATAGTCATCTTTGCGGTATCATAGTTGCTCCATGAAGGAGTCTTTGCATTACCATCGTATGTCAGCGTGCCGCTCTGTGACGGTACGGTGCTTACAGTGATACGATTCGCAGTACCGGTTGTGCGCTGAGATTCATCGGTGTTAATGCCGCCGTCAGTGGTCTCAGGATAAAAACCGATGTAGTATTGCGTGCCGTTGGTCAAACCAGTCACGGTCAGCGGTGTGCTTGCATACTGGTTTCGAGTGGTAGATTTCAGCGTGTATGCTGCATCAGGATCGTCCTTGCCGGTAGGATAGCTGCCAGCTTTCACAACAACGGTGGTGCTTGCCCAAGTAGCCAGAGTCAGGCCATCAGATTCGATGGTAGTTGCAGGGTCAGTCCATTTCACAGTCATTGCGCCGTTGCCGGCCTCGGAGGAGGCAGACATACCGGTGACAACCCAGTCTTCGATGCCGGTTACTTGCGCAGTGGGAGTAGCAGACCATTCGCACTGAACGCTATCGGTATAAGCGCCAGTAATGGTGTGCGGGAAGAACTTATAGTAGTAGGTAACGCCGTCAGTCAGGCCGCTATCGCAGAAGTATTCCTCGGAATACTGATTGCGCACGGTACTATCCAGCACAACCGTGCCGTCTCGACGGCTCACAGGCATAGAGCCAGCCTTACGAACCAGCAAAGTACCTTCCCAAGCCAAGAGGGTGGATCCCTCAAACACTACATCATTGGGGTCAGTCCACTTCACATATACCTTACCGGATGCTACCTGAGTGGAAATATTAGTTACGCCAGCAAGAGCAAGGCCGCCAGAGCCATCGCCGCTGCCGCCGGGGAAAATTGACAAAATAGGCATGATTGCGCCCTCCTTTTTATCCGATCAAAATAATGTACACAGGGATATCTGTCTCGGGCAACTCGCCGTCAGCGATGACGATCAGCTTGCCATCTTCCTGTCCGGAAACGCCGAGCATAGCTGCACGCGCAACTTCCCTTTGTGTTACCGTGGCGTCGTGTGCCACATTGATAATGCCGTTAGTATCTTTAAGAAGACCTTCAACAGAAAGCTCCTGTGTATAGGGCGCATCAACGCCGTTCCATGCGGAGGCGAGCAGAGCGGTAGTAACCATAACGCTGCTATTTGCCTTTTCGCCGAGTGCGGCATCGATTTTCATCATGTTGGAATCCTTTGTTCCGTTCATTTGTTCACGCCAGTCCGAGAATCTTTCTGAACTATCGTTGGTCAAATAAAGACCGTAATTCTTAGTAGTTTCACTCATATGAATACCACCATCCTGTCTTAGCCCATTAGAACAACTACGACAGGAATGTCGCAGGTCGGAATCTCACCAAACGCAACCACGGTTAGTGTTCCGATGCCTTGTTCGCTAACAAACAGTTCTGCTTTCTTAGCAGCCTCCATCTCGCTGTCGGTAATACTTTGTGTCACACCAATAACGCCGTTGGATTCTGCAGTTACACCTTCAACAACAATTGTCTGCATGCCTCCAGACCAACCATCGGCTGATAGGGTAGCGGTAATGGCGGTACTGTTTCCGCCGGTATTAGGCGGATTGATACGAATACGCTTCTGCTCGCCGTTATCTTCAGAGTCAATGTAGAAGCCTCCATCGTCCGGAGTGAAGTAAGCGTATCCGTCATGAAAAGGAGTTATATCCGTACTGATGCGGGAGCTATCCCCTTTAAGAATTTTGAAGAGTGCCATTCTATAGCCTCCTGTCTTAACATTTCATTTTTGGGTATAAAAAGGAGGGGAGCGAGATATACTCGCCCCACCTCCGTAGGGTATGTGATGCCCATTATAAAACGAGCATTTTACAACAGGATATCCTTAATTAAAAGGAACCCCAAGCCAGAGCGGTGTTGATCTGCTGATCGGCGTAAGCCTTGGCATCGACCAGAACCTGCTCGTCAGCTGCAATGTAAGCCTCGTGGTCGATCTCTTCCAGAGCATCCAGACGGCCGGCCAGCTCGCCCTCGACACCGGTTGCGCGCTCGTTCTCTGCAGTGATCTTGCCTTCAAGCTCGGTCTTGGCGGCAGACAGAGCGGCAGCGGCGGTAGCCTCGGCAGCAGCCTGCATACCGTCCCACTTCGCCTTGTCGCCCTCGGCGATCTTGTCCAGCTCGGCCTTGTTGGCGTGCTCGTGAGCCTTGCCCTCTACAGCCTCCATGCGGGTGTTCATTGCGGTGTTCAGGCCATCAGCATAGTCCTTAGCATTCTGCTCGGCTGCATCCCATGCAGCAACCTTGTCGGCATTGATACCAGCCAACACATCAGCATTCTCGTGAGAGTGAGCCTTACCGATGGCGGTCTGAATACCGGTGTGGAGCTTGGCCAGGGTGATGGAACCATCAGTGATGGTGGCGGTCACCTTGTGGTCGTCGCTGATGCTGATCATAACCATGTCACCAGTCTGAGAACCAGAGGTGACATACTCAATCAGAGAACCAACATTGATGTACAGAGGCTCAGCTACGTTCTGCAGCACCAACTTAATGTAGGTGCCTGCAGGCTGGCCTTCGGGGTTCTCGACTACAGAACCGGACTCAACAACCATGTCCTTGGGGATGTTGATAGAAGCACCAACAACCGCGCCATCCTTAGTCAGGTTGTAAACAGCTGCGTAGTCGCCAGAGTTCTCTGCCTTGACGATGCTGTATTCTGCGGCAGCAGGAATAACAACCTTCAGGCCATCCTCAGCCAGCTTCAGAGCGTTGTCAGCATCCTGAGACAGCTTAGCCGCAACAATAGGAGCGGTAGCAGTGCCGCCAACGCTCACAGAGTTATCACCGGCGGTTACGGAAGCAACCTTGGCCTGAGCCTCAGCCAGAGCGCCGGCAGCCGCAGTAGCGTTAGCTTCCTCGGCAGCCTTGGCACGAGTGACTTCCTCGGACAGGTCGGTTACAGCCTTGTCCCACTTGGCCTTGTCGCCGGAAACAATCTTATCCAGCTCCTCAGCGTTGGCGTGGCTATGCTTCTTAGCAACAGCGTCGGCCAGATCGGCCTCGGTCTGGGTATAGGTATCCAGCAGTTCCTTGTTGGCGTGTTCATGATCAACAGCCTCCAGAGCCTCCAGACGAGGATCGGTCAGATCCTTGTAGTTCTGCAGAGCCTGAGCAACAGAAGCAGCGGTCTCAGAAGAACCGCCCTGTGCGGCAGACAGAGTTTCCTCTGCCTTCTTGTTGATGTACTCAACGATGGTTGCGCCCTTGTCAGCAGGAATCTCGCCAACATATGCGCGGGTAGCGAAAGTCTCACCCTTAGTCAGGGTCAGCTTGCGGGTCACAGGATCATAAGATACGGCAGTGACGGCGTTACCAGTGCCAGTTACTTCGAAAGAGGTAGCACCAGTGTCCAGATTGATCTGGATGTACTCAGTGCCATTCCACTTAGCCAGAACATTCAGGCCGGAAATGTAGTACAGGGCAGTGGTGCTGGGATTGGTATTAGCCTTTAGAGCCTCCAGAGTAGCGAACTCCTGGAAGTCGCCAAGGCGGATGCGAGTAGAGCCATCAACGTCAAGATAGATAGCACGCTCGTCAGTGGTTACATAGAAAGTACCCTCGGCATAAGTAGCAGGCAGATTAGCCAGTAGACCCTTCTTAAACATTACATTTGCCATAATTGTGTTTCCTCCTAATTATTGGTCATTTTTGTTAGATGTTTTCCCACGTTGCGCTCTCTTCAAGTGCAGCGATGGTGGAACGGATGCCAGCCATATAATATGGTTCATTGTGGATGTGGCAATTTTCGTTTGACAAATTGATTCTGATAGTATCGGCAGCCACCTTTACACCGGCAGCATTGTACCACTCAACAGAGTAGTCCCAGCCAATATATTTTTCATCAGAAGAATGTGAACCATAATAAGTCCACTTGTCGGAGGCACTGTCATAAGCAGCAACCGGCAGCCAAACGATGCTATACTTGCGACCATACTCGTCAATGCCCGCAAACTCATTGCCATCAAATGAGTACATGGTTTGATCAGAAATAATCTCTGCCAAATCCTCTTTGAAATTCACAACATCGTTGCTCGGGGCATATGCCTTAAAGCCGATGTAGTATGCATTTGCATCTGCGTTTTCGCCAGACTGCTGTAGCTTCCACTCGGTGTCAGCAGGACACATCACACGAATCTCGTTGTCGGAATAATTTACCAGAGTACCAGTTGGCTTGTGAGAAATCTCATAATCAACCATCTTAGCAATACTACGCATCTCATCTTTCTTTGCATAGACAGAAAGATCGATGTCGGTAGTTTTGCCGTACTCAAACCACTTTTCACCGTTGAAGCACCATTCGCTGTTATCCGCATATACCTCGTACAGATCACCAGCAACAGCGTCTGCCGGAAGGTCTTCGTAGGTAGCTACGCCGCCGCGATAGCGAACGCCGCCGACGACAGCCTGTTCAACCGCAGATAGGCGATCAACAAGATCGGTGATTTTCTCAATGCCAACAGAAGCGATGGATAGTGTACCATCCGCAGCTACAGCGAATTCACTACCCGGCTTTACGATGCCAGCCTTATCGACGGTAGCAAAAGAGCCGCCAGCAAGTGCGACGGCTTCGATGCGCTGCAGTTCGGTTTCGAGATTGGCAATGCTGCCGATTGGCACACTTTTGACTGCCAGCAGGCCATTCTCATTTAGGCCAATAGTTTCATTATCTACGCCATGGATGGCGGTAAGCCAGCCATTGCGCTCCTCATTCAGAACATAACCACAGCCGTTTTCTTTGCAGAAATACAGAATGCCATCTGCGGCTACGTTGAATGCGGGCAAGCTCGCAAAGTTCAAGACAATGCGCACACCGTCGCTATACAGCTGATCGCCCTTAAATAGCTCATTAGTATCTGTACAGAAATATAGAGCCAACGGATCATAACTGCCAAGCGCAAGGTAAGACGCCTTTTTGCCTTGAACATATCTTACTTTAGCCATTCTTTACCTCCTTATATATATTTACATCGTCGGTGCTCTGCGCCAACGTTGTATGCTTGGTTTAACCCATTTCGTCCCAAGACGAATCTCCGTCAGAGTCGCCGCCGGTCATGCTATCCATATCCTCCCAGTCCGGCATGGTCGGGTCTTCATCCTGACCTCCATCCATATCTTCCCAGTCTGGGGTATCGCCGGAGTCGTCTCCTCCAGTATTTCCGGGATTATCTGTGCCGCCTTCTTCCATCTGCTTCTGAAGCTGAAATATAGCAGTTACCTGGTGGTCGCATAGGTAATCATCCATGTTCTTAGAATCCTCAACTTGCAAAATGCATTCGCTTGATTTAGCAATTGTAGGATTGGAAAGGCTTCCGGTGTAAATCTGCATCCATGTGCAAATTTCACCTGGATATTTGGATAGTTTGCATGTTACGGGGAAAGCGTACTGATAATAGCTTTCGTTGTACATTTCATCCATTCGCTCAAGTATTACTACGTCGGCGACACCATCTGCGCGAATATAGTTCAGATACACATATGCTGTAAGAATATCAATATCGCCAACCTTGGCGGGTAGTAGGTATCGTATCTTTTGATTCAGGTTATCGCCGCGATAGATCGGCTCGCGAACAGTAATCACAAGACTCATATCGTCTTCCAGTTTAATGTAAAACACTTCTTCACCTCCAATCGCACATTTCATTCCGTGCGTGTTATTCGTCAATTACAACGTAATACAAATCTTCCAAGCTCATCTCGCCGAACGCTTCAAGGGTGTTCGCGTCCATTTCGCTAAGCAGCCGGTGTCGCCTGACTACCGATTGGGCTTCCATGATCATCTCCATGGAATGCGAGCTTGGCGCCGCATATTGTGTCACTGTTTCAATCAGCGTTGCCAGAAGCCCAATGGTTCCATTGATAATCTCGTATTTGGTCAGGTTCGACCCGTTCACAGACGAACTGAAGGACATGTTTGCGTATGCGCGTCCGAAGGAGAAGTGAATCTCGGTGCCCAATACTAGCGCCGCCAGTTCTACCGCCATGCCCGCAGTATCCGTAATTCGGTAGCACAGGTTGTCGATTCCGGCGGACAATTCCACTCCGGCATCTGCTTCGGCATAACTTTGCATGTTGGTCTGTCCAACTCCAGCATGGAATGCCATCTGATTTTTTAATGTCAGCATGCTGTTTTTAATGGTATCAAACAGTGCCACATCCATGTTGATAGCTGTGCTGCCAGATCCGGCAGACTGCCCGACACTCGCGTCGATGAGCTTTACGCCCATCTGCAGCACATTTCTTGCATTCGTAAACATATTGGCGAGCGCGGATATGTCTTTGGTTTGGAGTTTGACAGCAAAATCCTCCGGATACATGGTATAATGCACCTGAAAGTCAGCTTTGGCCTGAGCGGTCATTCCTACGCTCAACATCTCATAGCACATCTTGAGCATCTCGTCTATGTGTTGCTCAATGGCGGCATTGGATTGCGCTGCGACAAACTTATACAGCGTATAAGCCTCGATGCATGTGTCCAGAATCATCCTGTTATCTGCAGTCAGTCCGTCGCGAAATGGCAGGGAGAGCACCATCAAATCACATTCGACAACCCGTCGATTTAGATAAATGTCAAACTCCTTAGCCATAAGCGGTCAGCTCCTTATTAGGTCGGGTTCTGTGCAGACAAGCTCAGATAGCCCTCCTTGATAGTCATAATAGTGGCAGTCTCAACGCTGCGCGGAGTAGAAAGCACACCGTACATCAGCAGATTGCCGGAACCAACCTCTTCGGAATCATAGATAACGAAGTGGGTGATGGTACCCCAGCTCGCAGTAGATTCATTGAAGTTAATCGCCTGAGTGTTGGTAACAACGCCGGATGCGGGCTCGCTCAGTGTAGTGAGTGCAACACGCTTATAGCCAGCGCTCTCGGACGGTTCCGTCACATTTGTGCCGTTTACATTCGGCGCAGAAATACTCAGGCCAATGTAGTAGTTGGACGGAATCTCCGGAGTCTTCTTAGTGCCAAACAGATTTCCGGCTGCACAATTCAAGAAATATGTAGTATTCATAATCCTTCCTCCTATTTGTCATAGAGGGCGGCATCACGCCCTCAAAAATGATTTGTTGATGTTGTTATGAATGTAGATAATACCCTGCTGCGGAATATCTGCATTGTTGTCAGCATCCTTAATAGTGATCTGATAGATATACTTGCCGAATAGGTCAAGCGTATCGCCTGGCTTCAGCTCAACATAGAGCACGTTGTAGGCAGTATTATCGCCGTTCATGCGAACGCCCATCTGCTTTGATATCAGGGGCTCACCGGTCTTGTTGACATAATTGATAACTGAGAAGTTGGCAACACAGCCGGTCAGTCCAAATGGCTGCGGGTCTTCTCGTTTGCCATACACATTGAAAATCAAGTCCGCTGTAGACCCACCGACAAAATCGATCTCCGGCAAGCTGTAAACATTACTAATCATCTTTAACCTCCAATGTTTACAGGAAACTCGCAAATGAATTTAACCTCTGCCTTACCCGTAATTTTAAGAACATTGTCTCCTCGGATCAATCGCATGAACTTCATATTGAAATAAGGATAGAGGTTCAAGTCCATGTTGTTCGTAATAACCTGATTCTTGTTGTCGATATATATCTTCAGAGAGTTTCCATTTGGCAGTGCGGAAAACTTGAATATTCTTCCGCCATCAGAAATATTCTGAATCGAAATGCTATTACTGCCGTGAAGGGAAATCTCCATATTAGGTCTATAAAACCCATTGTAGCTACTGCGATTAAATAGACGCGCCTGCAACTCTCCATTTACAGAAAAGGAGTATTCAGTCGGCATACGATAGGCGAATGGCGAATCGCAGCTTACCTTACATGAAAAAGCCCATGGCATATCGCCATAGGTTATTAGTCTCAATTCAGATATCGCACATTTATACCGAAAAGGCTCCATATCATTCTGGCAAATCATCAGCCATTTCAGTGTTTGATGACCTGTCAGCCAAGAAGCAATCGCTTCAACGTCATATCTGTCTAGGCTCGCATTGGCGTCTATTGACTCCATATTCGCTCCAAATACAAGCGTGTACTCCAGAGATGTGTTCTGAACCAATCCGTATGTAAGTGCGTCGTATCTTGAAGAAATCCGGTCTTCAATAATCTCGCCGCTTTGAAAGTCAACATCCTCCTGACCCTCTGAGCCGAAGTGATAAACCATCAGCCCGTACTCTGAGCATGGAATGCCGTCAAAAACAAACTCTGTACCCCAGAAAGCCATGTTTCACCTCCATTCGCACGAGCCTTACTCGAACGTTACGAATCCATCCAAACAAGCAATATCGAATGGGGTGATGCGCTGACCTTCCATAACATCGCAGTTGATGACGACTGGCTCAAACTTGACTTCCACATCCAGACTATTCAGCTCTGAAAGCTCGGAGTTGAATCCCACGGCATCGTCACCGTTCTGAAAGACAACGCCGCCATCGTTACCGAGAACGCCATGGTATTTCTCAATTAGCTTTTTCTCCTGCTCCAATTCAAAATTGTAAGCATCTTCCAAACATTTAGACAGCATGTAAACGTTGCGCGAATCGCGCACCGGCAGCTGCAGATTTGCCAGTCTGCTGAGTGCGCCAAAGGCTCTGTTAATCTGATATTGTTTCATTTATTTCTCCCTTTCATCTTCTATTTCATGGTTAAGCGGCGGCAACTTGTCCGATCGGCTTCCATTCGTTGCCGCTGCGAATATATAGTCCGTCATCAGTTGTCACTGTCGTTCCAGCAAGTGCAATGCTGCTTGGCTTGATCCACATCAGGGAATATGTGCTTCTCGTGTAGAACGCCACATAATATTCTCCGCTGCTCAAACTGGAAGATGTACTCAGCGTAATCGTTGCCGTGCGAATGGTAGAACTTGCGTTGCGCCATCCACTCGGAATTGTATAAGTAGTGCTGGCGATTTTTGCATCTGAACCACCGCGATACAACGAGATATAAATACCGTTTTTCCATTCAGAGCACAGATCTCGCGAACATCCGCTTGGCCTTAAAGCAAATTGGAATGTAAGCGTGATAGAAGATATCTGTCCGGAAGTAGACAACCTGATGGGCACATACAAGCCTGCCGCGCCGCCAACTGTGTGGCCAACGCCAACGCGCGCATACGAATTGGATACACTCTCGCCAGACAGGTTCGCTATGTTCCAATAAGCTATACCTGTAATATCGAAGTAATCCGTATATCTATGACCGCTTGCGCTGTATGAGCCTATGCCCAGATAGCCCGGTGACGTGCTCGTTGATGTTGTGACAGCACCGCTGATCGTTGCGGAGGTAGAACCTGCGGCATAAACCACGCAAAGGTCTCCATTACTTACGCCTTGGAGACTATTCATGTCAGAGGCTGTAGGTACCCGATACAAACCGATTGATTCACCGGCAGATACCTTGTCAGCGCCGCCAGTACCGCCGTTCTCAGGCTGAATAACAAATCCGTCATCAAAGACAATATTGCCAAGATGCATCTTGTACACTGTACCCGCCGATGTATACTCCGGTACAATCTTGAACACATAGTTTGAACTATCGGTTGAAGTATTATCGCCTCGAATGATGAATGAACCATCTGGCTCAAGTGTAATTGCTGAACCAACGCTAATACCATCCCTGCCGAGATAAATACCACCTGGCTTGCCCAGATATGATGCGTTGTTGTTGTACATACATCCTGAACTTATCATCCAACCACTGCTACCGCCAATATAGCCACCTGTCGCATTGATAATGCCATTAAGCGTCATATTGCCGTTTTCATAGTACAACATGGCAGCGCCGTTCGATTTGAAGAAGCCCATGGCGTTGTTCTTAACCTGGAAGTATGTTCCGTCCGTACCGGTGATCTTCAGACCAACGGCGGTGTTCAACGCTAATTCTTCAACGCTGGAACTATTGAAGAAAATACCCTTCTGGCCATTCCATACCTGCTCTGCAAACTGATATGCGTTGGTAGCTTTAGTCGCAGCTTCCGCAATCGTCTTGTCTCGCACTTCTACCCAATAGATTCCATTCCATCGGTATAGCTTGTTATTGTCGTCTGTATCAATCCATAGGTCGCCAATCGCAGTAGCGCTCGGCGCAGAAGCCTGAGCGAAAGTTACTACTTTGCCATCCGCCGTTGCTTGAGCGTCACTTATACCTTTCAGCGAAATGCCCAAAGTTGTATCAGAAATATCCACCCAAACACCATTTTCGTATCGCCTAATGACGTCTGTATTGGTGTTATACCAAATGTCTTTATCACTAACCCCATATGGCTGCGATGTCTGATAATAAATCGATACTTCGCCGTCAACCGTATCTACTAGATCTGCAATCGATTCTTTTAGAGGATCAACGCGGGTATCAACATAATCTCCGATAGATTGACTTGTGTTGCCCTGCTTGATTGTAAGGCTTGTAGCTGTTACAGCTCCAGTGAATTCGCCATTAACACCGTGCAATGTCCCCTTGAAGTGGAGATTGCCATTGGTATCCGCCCAGAACTTAGCCTTATCCTCGTGGAATGTGTATACGCCAGAGTCGCTTACGCTGTATACTGGATACTCGCCAATCGCAAAACCGATAGAAGGATTAAGGATGATGTGCGTGTTATCTGTCGCGACACTCAAGTCACTGTTGAATATTTTGCAACCATCACCATCCACACGGAAGACGGCAGTGCCGCCATCACGCTTTGCACTTTCAATAATAAGCGTTCCGCCCGCAAGCAATGTACCTACAATACGCGGGGCTACAATACCCCAACAATCACCAAGATTCTCATCATGGAACTTTCCGATAGCCATCTCTGCGGTTGCCCAGTTGTTACTGGTCATAACAATGCTATTATTGTTCATCCAGATCTGCTCTGGTTCGTAAGTGGTCTGTGCTTCGTTTGCCCATTTGCGCAAGCGCAATCCAGCACCATCCCACGAGATAGCTTGATTAGTAGAAGACATAATTGCATTCTTGGCGACATCCAGCGCCGAAGTCATGAATTCCTTCAGACCTGTACTCGCACCGCTGTCAACAAAAGAGGAGTAGATATACTTACTCATCTCCACATTCTTGCCCATAGATATACTCTTTTCAAGCAAGTCAACAAGCCGGAATGTACTGTCGCCAGACGCATAGCTGTCACTGAATTGCAGTTCCATGTCTGGCACGTCCTCATAACTGAACCGAACGCCAATGGCTATCGGCTTCAGGACGCCAGCATCGCCAAGTTCGATGTACACCTTTTGACCGAGTTCAAAGTTATTCTTGAAACTCTCAAAATCATCAAGTGCAAAAAAGTTCGCGCTTGTTACACTAAATGTATAGGATGGCTGAGATAGCTTATTTAGCACCTCTTCTCCATATTCATATAGCTCCCATGCAATACTACGTTTCTCATATTCGCTTGCGTCCAGCGTAAAATAACGATAACCGCTGATAACCTTCAATGATACCGCCGTGCCACCAAATGAAGCATTTACGCCATTACCAGTAATGGACACGCAAGCACTAGGGAATGTATTTCCTTGAATCGTACCGCTACTCAAGTATGCGGAGATAACAAATGAAGAATCGCTGTGCCAGTCAATAATAGCGGAAATAACACTCGCGCTCATATCGTCTGCTATCTTCATACTGCCGCCCGATATTTCATAAATGTCATTGCCGGCAGCATCTTCAACGCTGCTAACTGTTCCGCCAGTAAACTGCACTATCTCATTGGAAAGCGCATTGCCGTTACCGGCGTTTTCGTATGACTCAACCGCAGTCACTACAAATGTGTTGTCAGTGATTTCTCCGTCCTTTAGGTATCTATCCAGCTGGATGTATTCTTCATTGGTGAAGTAGGACTCGAATTTGCAGCGTTCTGTGATCGTCTTGAGCTGTGCCATAACCTCTGCCTGCTCAGCTGCGATTGATTCAATCTTTGCCTGTTGGCGGTCGATCTCTCTTTGCTTGACTGCAATATTTGCATTGGCCTTATCGAGATCGCCTTGCAAGGCAAGTCCTTGCGCAATGCCCTGAATGGCCACCGCTTGAGCATTTTCAAGCTGTGTTCTTTCACCTTCAAGGTCTGTCATCTTTGCTTGCTCAGTGACCTTCTGTGTGGTTTTGATCGCATACTGAACGGACAGCGCGTAATAAGATTGCCTGCTGTTGCGGCAGAGATCCTGCCACCGATAGTATTTATCGATAAGAGACTGAGAAAAATTGTCAGTCGTCATATAGTGATCCAAGTTGATAATCTTGTTAGTACCCGTCGGGTTCACATCTCGGATCGTAACACCCTCTGCTCCGTTGACATCAAGTCGAGTTACGATGTCTTCGGTGTTCTCAGACACCTCAATACTTTTTGCCAAGTTCTGCAGGGAAATAAATACAGGCTTGTCAATGGCACCTTCAGATACATCCCGCACGTGTACCGTTCGCGTCATTGTATCAAAATCAAAAATGCAATTATAAGATTGCTGCACAGTGCCTTTGATCAAGTTGTATAGATTTTCGTTTGCAACCTCGAAGGTACGGTATTTATTGCACAATGAGTCTGATACTCGGCCAACCCGCCAAGATGGCATCAGCTCCATTATCATGCCAAGCAAAGTGCCCTCCGGACTTAAAAAATCCCAGAACTTATATGTGTTGTTTGGCAGAGTAATCTTTTTGTATACGAACTCGTATTCCAAAGAATACCCCTTACAGGACTTCACCTTCTGTACGCCATCGTCCACTTCAGTCGGATTCAGCAAGGTGAACTGTCCTATATTCATTAGTTCAACAATACGCATACCAACGATATCGTTGTAGAACGGCACTTCATCGCCATCTGCATATGCCGGTAGCTCAAACTCAATGCTCGAAGTCTCGTTGTACTTCAAGTCTCCAGAGATATTTTTGGCGTAACCAAGTACGCCAAGAGGTGTACCGCCGGCATTTTTTAGAATCAGTATAGGCCGTTCTTTGAAATCAAGGTTTGAAAAATTCACGACCATTTACCGCGCTCACCTCATTTCATCGAATAAACCGGGAGGATTGCTACCTCCCGGTTTACAGTTACTGTTTCAATTTTGAATTCAGGATATCATTGACACCGCGCCTCTGGAATGCGTCATATAGCTCATCGAGCGTCTTGACTGCAATCTTTTTGCCAAAGCGTGCCGCATCCTGTTCGGTGATTTCACCCGTATGATTGAATTCAACATGAATACTCGGGCTAAAATCAATATTGGTGGTCTTTGTGCCGCCCTGCGCAACGCTGGCTACCTTATCAAATAGCGAGCTTACCTGTGGGGCGGGAGAGTCGATTTCTCCAAAGTTGACACCGAGTTTATCCGCCAGCAACTGGTTAAAGTCAATGATCTTGTACAGCCCCTTCTTTTTCTGGTCATCCAGAATGGCTTCGCCCTTTTCCAGAAGAGCGAGGACTTCATTGTCCTTGATGGTTGCTGTGTCACCGGCTATACCGCCACCATGATAAGTTGGAGTCTCTTCGACCACCTTAGAACCCTGAGTAGATACCCAAGCCTTTTCGCCCTTGTAAATAATAGAATTCCAAGTACCAACCGTTTCACCGCCATATTCGAACTCATCACCAGTTCTCACTGTGCCGATATCCTTATACTTCAAACCAGCGCCAGTTCTTACATTCCATCTACCACCATGAATCTTTACCTTATAAATAGGCTCGGGTTCCGGTTCTGGTTCAGGCTCAGGTTCGGGGGCGGGAGCAGGGGCAGGTAGTATAGTCTCAACATCCGTAGGTGTACCGGTCGCCACTGTTGTATTTACAATGGGATTGTTTTTAGCATCCTCGACTTCCTTGATAGCATTTTCCACGCCAGTTACAGCTTTTACATATGAACCATATAGCTGAACAGCCTCTGCGGCCTTCAGCCAGTTCTCTGTAATCTCGCTATTGAGCGATGATCCGGCTTCCGTGTTCCATGCTATCAAATCCGCATATAGCGTATCCCACTGCGTGTTCAGTCTTTCTATTGCAAGCTGATGTAGCTTCTCTGCGGAGCTGATACTATTTTCAAGAGCGTCAATTTCTTTCTGACGCTCCTCCTCATAGTTTTCAGCCATTTTATCGAGCGCATCTTCCTGAGCCTCAAGAGAATGATCGCTCTGCAATTCGCCAAGTTCATTCTGCCTTTCAGCAAGCTCAGCTTCAAGTTTAGCTCTTTCTGCGCGAGCCTCGCGACTGTCATCCAGGGATAGCAGGTCAATTTTCGCTTGAAGTTCCGCAATGCTCTTTGTCTTGTCAGCAACCTTCTTGGCGTACTCATTCTCCTCTTTAGATGCTCTCAGGGATTCCTTCTTCAGATCAATGATCTTTTGATAAGCATCAATCTGATCCTCAATAGCTTCGATTCGATCTTCGACCTCTGCCTCGATCAAATCTTCGGTGAGGGATAGAATCTCGTCCAATGCATCCTGCTGTTCCTTGTACAAATCTGCCGTTTTATCGGCTGGCTTTTCCAGCTCCGTGGTAATATTGGTAATTACCGAACCGGAAATATCTCGCAGCGCATCAATGTTTGCAATTACTCGGTTGAACTCTTCATCGCTCAAGCCCATTGCTTTCAACATTGCCGCCTGCGCATATACAGCATCCCAAGACGACGCGCTCAGCTGATTCGTAAGATTGACCAGATTGGCGACGGACTGTGCGTTCTTATCTTCAAGAGCTATTTTAAGCTGGTTCAAGTAAGAAATCGCACTCTCAACTGCCAACTGTTCCTTTTCAGCAGCAATCAATTTCTGAATGCCATTGGTATTGATCACATATTTGCCGTTTACGTTGTCAAGCAAACTGAGATACTGAACACCGTTGCTGATCAGGCTCTGGAATGTATCCACAGTAATACCGCCGTAGTCGTTGTACTCCTGAGCGGCCTGTGATAGATTAGAATAAGCAGTCTGGATGTCGTCAACCTTCTGGTTGAGTGCATCCACATACAGCGCATTGATCTCATCGAGCGTCTCGTACAGACTGTCGTATGCGCTCCAGTATGCTTCTTCCATGGACTGCAGCTCTTCATCCGTATCGGTTGCGCCCGCAGCAATCATTTCCTGAACAGCCTTCTGCGAATCAGCCATCATCTGGCGATACAGACGTGCCTGTTCCTGTAGAGAAGCCTCCATGCCGGAGTAATCAAGTCCGCGCTCGGACTGTCTGTACAGGAACTCCTGATGCTCAATCAGATGTTCTGTCTGCTTGTTGACTTCTTCATATGCTTCGAGTAGCTTCTCAAGCTCGGTTTGTTCATCCTTCTTGGAACCGCTGGAACTCTTCTTTGAACCGCCAGAGGAGGTGCTGGTTGTGGGCTTTGTAACAGTGCCAGTCGCAACCTCACCAACAACTTTCGCAGCAGTGGAAAGTGCATTCGTAACTCCCGTTGCTACATTCTTGATGCCATTGCCAACAGCTGTAATGGCGTTCTTTGCTACGGTTGCGATGCTGGTTTTGCCAGTCGCAACGTCTGAGATGGTTTTCGCAACACTCTTACCGGCATTGACAACGCCACCGACAAACTTTCCGAGTAATCCAGACGCGGCGGCTGTTCCAGATGCAAGTGCTTGTCCGCGTTCTGGTATTCGCCCGGTCTCGAATAGTTCTCGCGTTTGATCCGCATTGAACACGATAGCGCCCTTGGGCAACGTCACAAATTCAGCACCATGCGCACCAACCGTATACCATCTATTAGTATTCGGGTCTACAACCGTTTCCGTTCCAAGCTCGCCAACGAGAGTTCTACCACCTTTAGCATTTTTAGTACCACTTGCAGATGACCAGCCGAGTAGCTTACCGATGCTACTGAACAAACCACCGCCAGAACTCTGCTGTGTAGTGGTAGTTGTATTCGTTGTCGCAGTTTGAATGCCAACGCGAATTGTGCCAATGGATGCGATTTGATTCAGCTTGCTGATAATCCCGCTTAGAGCACTCGAAACTCTTCCAGCCGCCTTGACAGCAGAATCAACCCTTAGATTGATAACTGCTGGATTCATTGTGGCCAGCTGTTCAGAGATGGCTGTTAGCTTATCAGACAAAAGTTGTGCCTTTTCCTCGGCGGTCATTGTTGATTCAGTAGCGCCATCTACAGCAGATTTGTAGTCCTCTGCCGCATCAGCACCGTCCTCAAGACCGTCGGTATCGGTTTCTGGTGCAATTTGCATATCTTGACTCAGCATTGAATTGAGATTATCTATCATTTGCTGAGCAAGCTCCGTGGAAATACCAAGCTGAGTTGCTATTTCCTCTATCGGCATGGTCAACTGATTCGTTGCAGCGTCAAGGTATCCGCCGGTCAACAAATCATTATAGAAGTTTCGCAGCCCAGTTTGTGCCTGACCGAGATAACGCTCTACGACCGACAGAGAATCTTCAACGTCGCCTTCGACGCCTTCGAAGTCAATCGAAATTGGCACTTCCTGATACTCATTTAGCTCGTCGAACATGGTTCTGACCAGCTCCATCGAAATACCGAGCTTCTCAGCAACCTCTTCGAGCGGAGCATACAATGCGCCTGTGTCCGCATTGATAAACCCATGCTTAATCAGATCGTCATAGAAGTTGGAAACGCCTTTACCGCCCTCGGTAATATATCTTTCGACACGCTCCCATGCATCATCAAATGCTTCGCTATTCACATCGATATCTGGATCGATCAAATATTCGACGGCGTAGCGGAACTGATCTCTGCCAACCTTCCCGTATATGTCGGAGTCTTTCTCATACAGAGTGTTATTCACTACATCATAGGCGTCGCGCGCCGCACCGTATCTGGTACTCTCTGTGGCACTTGAAGCGCTAACGAATTTGTTATACGCAGACGTAGCATTCTCCAGTTCGCTTGCAAGCAGGGCGTAGCCCATAATTTCTGCGTTTAGATTATCAAGTGTCTGCTGATCAGCTTCACTCAGATCGCCTATATTCTTAGTGAGTCGTTGGTACTCGTCGCTCATCACAATAGCCATTGCATTCGCTTCCGCCATTGCAAGAGTCTCTTCGACAATAGCGCTCGATACTTCGTCGTACTTCGCAGCGTTCAGTGTTAGAACACCATTCTGGTATTCAACTGCCTGCGCATAGCGTGCATCGATGTCAATCAATTCTTGATAGGTATCATAAGCAAGTTCCATGCCACGAGGCATGTCATCCATGCCGCTAAGAGCAGACATGGCATCGCTATAAGCATCGCTCATTTGCTGCGCACGTTGCGCGGCGATATTACTCTGATAGTTGCATTCTTTAATCTGCTCTATCAGTTCGGGATACCTTACAGCTAAGTCTGTTGTTGCGAAAGCATTGTCTACCTGCGCATCGCTTAACGCACGAATCGCTTCGATATTCCAACGAATTACTTCGCCGCCTGCGCTTACCGAACTAATCCATGATGTCCAATCAGGAATATTTCCGTCCGCATCCTTCAAGCTCTCTGCGAGCTGTATGGCTGATTCAATCTGCTCAATAGCGGTTGAGTCAGCGCTTGAAATCTGTTCAAAGAAGTCATTCATGCTTGATACAGAAGACAAAGCCGCAGATACTCTTTCTGCTGAACTGATAACCTCTTGCTCACCGGCAATAATCTGGTCATAGGCTATCCGAAGCATTTCTCCCATGGATGCGGTATAACCCTCCATGGTCTGCATTTGCGCATGCAGTTTCTCGAATGCCATATTCTCCAGAGCGTCATCAACTTCTTTGATTGAACCATCGGCGTTAATAAAGTCTGTCAGGGAGAATCCTTCGGTTTCGTTAACAAAGTCGATAATGCTTTGCAGCATGTCGATGTAATTCTCGCCAGACTTCATGTCCGACATCAAATTCGCAGCATTAGACATACCGCCCAAAGCACCAGAGAACTGCTCAAGTGCAGTTTTCGATGCGTCTGCGCCGTCAACAATCAGGTCAAATTGTTCGCGTATTTTTACACCGAATTCCAACTTCCAACCTTCGAGTTCAGACATTTCGGCAATGACCGAATTGAACACTTTGTCGATTAGTTCTGTATCCAGGGATTTCAGACTTCCGTCTTCGTTAAAGAAATCTGTTAACGAGAACCCTTCGTTATCATTTATAAAGTCAACAATAGCCTGCATTGAGCTCATGTAATCATTATTAGCCTTCATTCCCGCAAGCATCTCGCCGGCCGACTCTACACCACCAATCGCTTCGGACATTTTTTCAAATGCGGTAGTGGCTTCATCTGATCCCATAGCGACGAGCATAAATTGTTCTCGCCACTGGTCTGCAAATTCAGGCTTATATCCGTCGAGTTCTTGTATACTGACAAGCATTGCATCAAATACTTTAGTTGCCAACGCCTCGTCAACATTTTTGAACGAACCATCTGCATTAAAGAAGTCATCGAGTGTAAACTCTTTGTTCTCCCCAATAAAATCAATAACCTCTTGGAAAGTGGACATGTAGTTCTTTCCAGAAGACATAGATGCCAGCATGCTTGATGCAGCCGTCAATCCGTTCACAGCGCCGCTGAGCTTTTCATATGCGTTTGCAGTCTCTTCTACTTCGGTTGCGCCGTAGATATCAACGATATTTAGATCCCGCATAGCCTGCAGATTATCGATAAGAATACGATAGGCGTTCACCGTAGCTTCATCCAGTTCCCCGGAATTTATAGCTGTCTGCGCAGCATCTATCTGAGCTTGAATCAGATCATCGTATTGTTTTTCAAGTTCGTCAAGTACGCCACTCAGAGCTGCGGTCTGATCTTCAGCAGTGGTCAAATCAATAAATCCATCGACATTTAGCAGTTCTGGATATAGATCAACGAGCTCAATCAATTCCTGCTGGGTGAGAGCTACTCCGGCCTTTACCTTTGCCAGAGCTTCGATCATTTCTTTTGATTGAGATCCGATTGCACCAAGCCCGCTCATCAGGTTCGATGTATTCATGGGGTCACTTTCGGACTTAATGTTTTTTAGCGTGACATCATAGATATCCAGCATTGATGTAGTATGCGCAATTTGCTCGTCAAGATCTTGCAAAAGTGCAATATTTTCTGGCGTTGATACAAATAGCCTTGCTTGTTCCACTTGCTCCGCGACATCAGGCGAAAAGTTGAATGCTATTTCGGCGTAACTCATTCCATCATATTGTTTTACAAGCTCATTTTGTTGCTTTAGCATTTCGAGCTTTGCTTTTTGATTCTTGAGATACTCGATGTCAGACATAACGATAGCTTCAGAGCGCTGGTTCCATTTCTCAATATTGAGCATGAGCGCACCGTTTTCTTCATAAATGTAAGTGCTTAACAATTCACCGTCCGACAAAGAGTCTGCCACTTTCTTTACGGTATCTACAGACAACCCTCCGTTGCTCATTTCCTGATTCGCTGTGTTCAAGATGTCATACCCGTCGCTCAATCGCTTCAGCGCGTCTGTGAGACCTGTATAACTCTGCGATGCAACTTTAGTTGCGTCCGAACTACGTTCTACAGCATTGGTGAAGCTGCCCAAATAAGCAGCAAGGGGAGCAATAATAGCGCTACCTTCATCCAACGTTGCAAGGTACGCTTCTACAGCATCGTTATATTGTGTAACTGTAACTGTGCCATTCATCATACCCACAGCGAGTTCAAGTAGGCTTTGTACACCGTCTGTATCCAATGCATCGACGAATGCTTGTCCATATTCTGCGACCTGCTTTTCCGCTGCATCAGCCGTAGTGCCCATGACGGCAAAGCCGGTGCAGGCATCATCAATGAATGCGTTGAATTCATCCATAGCGGAAGCCGGTATCTCTGAGAACCACGGGTTAGCCACCTTACCATCCGACGTAGTTCCGTATTGCATCCAAGTGGATATATACTCGCGCCACCCCTGAGATGCCTCTTCAAGTTTCTGCGTGTATTGGCCAAACGCATTGATGTCCTGATATATTTGGTCAGCCATGTCACTGCTCAAATCAAGGTCGAATTCCTTGCTTAGATAAGTCATGAATTCATGGCGACGCTCATATAACTTCGTCATTGCGTCCAGACGGCTTGCGGTCATGATGTTATCGTTCGTCAAAGCATCGCCAATATCAAGTCCAAACCCCTCGAAGATTTTATTGCGGTTGCCAAATGCATTCAGGCTGATATTCTCGTAACCAAAACTACGCATTGTTTTTGCGAGTTGCTTGTGTGCCTCAGAAGCATCATCTACAACCTCTTGGATTGAACCTCGTGCTCCATCAAATATTTGGTCTCTCTGACCGAGATATATGTTTCTTTGCTCTTGAGCATACTCTTTCTGTTTCTCAATCGCCGTATCTATCAGACCAGTATACACCATCAACGCATCGCCTTCGGCTTGATAAGATGAGATGACGCCTGGTGATATTTCGATAATTTGATCAACGATAGAAAGGTATTCCTCGTACTCATTAGCGGTCAGCCCGACATTTTGACCGTTACTATCGACACCTTCCGATAGTTGCTCGTACCTATCACGTAGCTTCTCAAGCGAATCTATATTCCTGTCAGCAGACTTGGTAGCTTGTTCGTATTCTTCCGAAGCCACATTCGCAGCCTCAATAGCCGCCTGTCTCGCTTCTTCAGCGTCCTGTACGAAGTGCTGTACAAGTCCAACTACGATCTCTATGCCTGCCAAGATCAAACTGGCCTTTGAGAACAAAGACATGCTCTTCCATGTTGCTGATATCGTAGTGCCAAGACTCTTCATGCCAGATTTGAATTTGGTTAACACGCTCTGGCCAGCAAGCATAGATGAGATACTTTTCTTTTGTTCGTCGCTCAAGTTCTGAAAAGCGTCACTTGTTTGAATAATACTTGAAAGGACAGATTTCTGCCTATCGTTAAAATTGACTATGCCATTCGTCAGAGCGTCTACGCTCTCAGCTGCATCCTGAGCCGACATGAAAGCGTCGGCAACGTCCGTAACTTTTGTATATGCATCGAACCCTCTTAGAGCTCCCAGAATTGATACAATACCCGGTAACAGAGCGTTTGCTTTCGACAAGAACGTCACGACATTCATAAGAGCGGTCGCTACGCTCACGAAAAACTCTACAAGACCACTACTAATGACGCTACTTGACATCTCCTCAAATGTAGCTTTCATTGTAGCAATTTTACCGTTAATGCTTTCAAGGTATTTTTCATTCTCAAGTGTAGCGGAGCCCAAAGAATTCATCGCCGACTTCATGGATTTCTCAGCTGAATCAAAATTCTGAATAAGCGAAGAAATGACGTTAGCATTGCGCTTACCGCCCAGCATATTCAATACATTGCTTCGTGAAGTATCGCTCAGGCTATCCCATACTTGAGCAATCTCTTTGACAATTTGATAGGTAGATTTGAACGTATGGTCGTCGATCATTATATCAACGCCAGCAATTTCCTTCATCTTATCGCGCAATGACGCAACGGAATCTGCCATTCCATCAGTTTCCATACCGGCAGCCTCAGCCTCAGTCTTGGCTGCACGCAGATACATTGTCATAGTCTTCAGTGCAGTACCTACTTGGTCTGGATCTTGAATTACAGAGTTCATTGCGGTAATAAGTCCAATGCTCTCTTCAAGTGTGTTGCCTGCCTCGAACAACGCTGATGCAGAACGCTTTAATGCTTCGCCAATACCACTTGAGGAAATTGCAAAATTATTGCCAACTTCGTTGAACATATCAACAATCGACATAGCGTCCGTAGCTTCATAACCAAATGCTTTGATAGTCGAGATAAGTGCCTCTGTTGACGCAGAAATATCATCAATACCGTCGCCTACGTTTTTATAGATCAATGCAGCTTCTGCAAGCGCAGTAGCATCTGCCAGATCATATCCCAATCTTGAAAAGTCAGCAGTCGCATTCACTGTATCAGCGAGCGATGCACCTACATCTTTTGCCATTTGAGCAGCCGTCGTCACAAACTTCGCATAAGACGCCTCTGTTAGATCGGTAACTTTTCGCAATTCGGTCATAGCGGCGTCAAGCTGAATAACCGCATCTATCATGTCCTTGATCGAATTGTAGGCAGCCATCATGCTCTTTGTTACAAGCGACCACCCTCCAAACTTCGACCAACCTGCCTTTAGCTTTTCAAAAAAGGTCTGACCAGCAATGCCTGCCTTTTTTGTATTCTCGTCAATTTTAGCAAATTGAGTAGCTATTCTTTTAAGTTCAAGTTCGGAAACCTGCGACTCATTCTGCAAAGAATGCATCAACTGGTCTACCGCCGTCTTATTAGCTCTATACGCCTTTGAGTTATTGTTGATCCATTTCTCGATTTTTTGTCTCAACGAAATTACTCTTTGTGCGACAGTTTCTTCTTTTTTCGACGCGCTCTCCGCAGCGGCTGCTCGTTGCTGCTCAGCACGAGCCTCCCTATCAGCAGCATCAGCCTGCCTCTTCGCAGCTTGTTCTTCGGCAAGCCTTGCAGCGGTAGCTGCGCGGATCCCCAACACCTTCTCGTTCAATGCATCGATTGCCGCTCGCTGCTCTGCGCCTTCCAGTGTTTTAACTCGTTCAATTTCGACTTGAAGCGCTCGATATTGCGCAACAAGCTCTCGAACGGTTTCAGCGTCACCAATTTTCTTTGATGAAGTAACAGCCGAATCAAGATATTTCTGAATGAGGCGGATTTCACTCATAGCCGCCTTGGTCTCATCGGCTTTACGTTTGACTTTCTCCTGCGCCGCCGCCAACTTTTCAGCGGCGTTGGTTGCTTTGTTATATGTTTCCTCGATTCCATCAGCCCCAAGGAACTCTTTCAGACCAGTGATCGACAGTCCACTCAACATGGTCGTCAGCTGCTTACGCAGATTCTTGACTGCATCAGAAGCGTCGATCTGCTTGATCTTAATTGTTAGTTCTGACGCATTCAGCGCCTGCTGGAGCTGATTCGTAATACGAGTACGATCTTGGCTATTGAGTTCTACTTTGAAATGCTTGATGGTAATCGGTGACTTTGCTGTTGCCGAGCTAACTGCGCTCTGAATTTGAGAACGTAGTTGTTTGCTGCTCGCGTTCTCGTCAACAGACAATTTGATTTTTACACCGTATGCCACACACTCACCATCCTTACATAGCAAAACCCGGAGCGATTAAGTTCGCTCCGGGCTCGACATAATTTAACCCATCACCCTTTTTATTCCTCGATTGATCGCGTTCGCAACCTTACTGCTGCTTTCCGCTTCTCTTTGCGCATTTGCCACAGCTGGCCTTGCGAACCCGTTCTTCCAAATTCCCATATGGCCGGATTCAAGCAGTTGCAAAAACGATCCTGCATATCGGTTTGAAAAATGATATCCTTTCACGACAGATTGATTTGCAGTGGCCTCGCTCGTAACGATTAGTGTATTGCCACCATCAATCGTAGAAGTAATGCCGTCCTCAAGAACATGCCTGCGCTGATAAGTTGTGCCATTTACCCACGCGCCCGGTTTCGGCGTATATACACCGTAAATATCTGTCTTGATATGCTTCAGCAAAATGCCTTCGACTACCGGCGCAACATCTTGCCTTAGTACGTCCTCAATGCCAGCTTCTACTGCGTCAAGCAGCGAATCCACATCATCGAAGAATATATCCGCCATTATTCAATAGCCTTCGCCGAAGGCTTCATGATAACGATGTTGTCGTTGCCGGAATCGTGCGGTAGTACAGATTCCGTTACAGAGTCGTTCATATCTGCCTGCGGGAAGTCTTCGCCAAGCATACCCAGCTTAGACATATTTTCGATAGCCTTACCGAAATTCTCGCTATCAATATGGTCAAGAACGCTCTGACTCTCGCTCATAACTTCGTCCATCTTGTTGATCAGTTCGTTTGCCTTCTGGGCGACAGAGGACAACAGCATGTCACGTTCAAAGCGAATGCGCTCACTGATAGAGTTAACCATAGCGTTGAACTGCGTCTGGTTAATATGAGCCATCACCTTTGGGAAGAGATCGGTTTCATACAAAATGAAATATGCCTTTTGCAGCATATGCTGTACAGCACCGTCCTTGCCAGCAGGGAGCGGAATACCAACGTAATGGTTCAGCACACTCAGTCGAATTGCAAAGTCATAGGACTCCGGAATATATTCTGCCGTCTCCTTGTCGATGCACATATTGACCACATCAGCCACAAACTCAGTCATCGCGGTCATGTCGATAGTGCGCTTAACATCAACGCTCTCCACGCCGAAAATGGACTGATCGACCTTCATGGTTTCAACAGAGCCCTGCGGCATATTCTCAATGAAGTTCTTCCAAGTAATCTTCTTGTTTGCCATGATTCATTTCTCCTTAATCCTTCTTATTCTTAGCGGCCTTCTTGGCCTCCTTGCGGAGCCGACTTATATCGTCATAATCGCGCCAGCCGCCCCATTTCTTTACATAAGTAATCCAGCGATATGTAGTGTCTGGATACTGGTACATGAACATTTTTCGTTTGATTTTTGAAACAGCATCCGGGCACCCCTTGATATCAATCACTTCGGCGTTCCCATCGGCGTATTCAATATAAAAATCCGCCACATAGGTAATTGGGCGGATCGTCTGTCCATCATGAGTATATTTTGGTTGCAGCACATATTCCTTCTGAAGTTCGAAGTGTTTGATTTGGCCGCTCCTCGAACGAGGCAAAACTACGTCACGATAGTATTTCATTTCCATTTGGCTGTCGAAGATAATGCCATCAAACGTCCTGTTCGATGCATCTTTGCCGACATTGTATTTTGATCGTTGAATCCAACTTCACCCCTGTCTCATTTTGATTTGTTTGCTGAAAAGATGGGAGGGAACAGATTGTCATTGCACGCTTTCCCTCCCATTTATTATTTATTCTGTTAGCTCAGGATCTTCTTCGAGCAGTACCAGGTCAACCTCTTGCACGGAATCATGAATCATCTCTGGCATCGACTCTTGCACAGATTCCAGAATTTCTTCCTGTACCGTCTCCTGAACAGGTTCCACAACAGGCTCCTGAGCGGGCTTGGAGCGAGATCTTTCGATTCGCTCAAGCCACACCTGTCCGCATTCAACGCTGCACGCAACATCGCGCCAACGGAATACGCCAGTCAGGTTGGGTGTGCGGCAGGCAATATATTCTGTGCCACACACCTTACATTTCATTGTCTCTTTGGGCATAATTAAGCCGCGTCAGCAGCGTCGACACCAAAGATGGTGTAAGTCCACAGCTCGCCGCCCTTGCCGCAAACACCAGCCAGAGACTCAGCCTCGAACGCATGAACGGTCTGGCTGTCACCCATAGCCATATCGAAGTTGCCAGAGAAATCGGCACGGGGGATGTTGATCTGCAGGTGATAGATGGTGTTGCACTTGTTCTCGATGGTAGCATCGACAACCAGGCGCAGCTTCTCAGAGTAGTGGTCGCTGATATTGCTCAGCACAGTAGCCTCAATCTGAGCGGTGTAGAAAACAACGATCTCAGTGCCATCTGCGAAAGCACCCTCAGCGAAGGCCAGAGCCTTGGTATCGGGGTCATAAGTGAACATGCCGTCGCCAACAGCGTCAGACTGCTCCAGCATCTGCTCGGCGATGCCCTCGGCGTTGCGGATATACAGCTCAGTAATCTCAGCGCCGGCAGTACCGACAGCCTTATGCTCGGTGGTGGCAGCATTGCCGCTGATGGTCAGATAGTCCACCAGAGCAACAGGAGCATTGGTCATCTCCTCGAACTTGCTACCGGTCTGAGCCTCAAGCAGGCCAGCGGATACCAGACCATTGTTACCGCTGATAACAACAGCCTTGTTCTTCTTCAGAGAGTTCAGCTTACGGCCACCCTTACCGGTGATGTCCTGCTTCTCCTGGGTATTGGCAATAGTAGCATCCTGCAGCTCATCAAGGATGAAGCGGGGAGCACCATTCAGACCATACGCGGTAATCGTATCCAGTGAAGTGATGGTAAAATCAGCCACGTTAATCATAATTGTCATTCCTCCTAAACATTTTGTATCCAAGTTCTTTCTTCCATCTTCAGGTCTTCGAGCTTGATCGTACCGGCATAAAAACCAACCATGGTATTATCAAACTTGATTTTGTGTGCAACCTGATTCAGGCTTGCGTAGAACTGTAGAATTGAGATATCCCTTACGGTTTCGTAGTTATACGGGAATTGCTCGGTATTGACCAGTGCAACAATATAGCTCTCGATTTGAGACTCGGGGCGCTTGTTCTTGCGCCGCTTCTGCTTTTTGCGTGCTCGATCAATCATATATTTTCGAGCGTCTTCGTTGCCCGGTATCTTGGCATCTTTCGTGAGATGCAACATTTTTCTTAGCTGCCTACACATTTGATCGTGAACAATACGGTCAATTCTGATGTCGGTGTCCGGGTCAACGAGAAATATCTTCCCGTCGTTTTCGTCAATCGCGGTCTGAAAATTGGAGATATTCAAATCACCAAAAATCAGGCTTGTGTCCATTGTTTTGAGCCGGGGGAACAGTATACAAAACAGTTCATAATCGTTGATTTTAGTAAAATCAATCCCGGCATCATCAAGTTGCACCATCATATCATATGGCGTAGCAACAATCGTACTCACAGCATCGTAATACTGATCTTCATTGTCATAAATCTCGCCCACCGAAGGCACCATTATTGATATGGAGGCGCTGACAGGTAGCGACTTCGCATATAGGGTGCCAGCCATAGCTTATTTACCTGCCTTTCGGTTTGCCGGAATATCGAGTCTGCCGGTTGGTCGGTTGAAATCTCTGGCATAATAGGTAAGAACTCTTCCAAGATAGTCTGTAATAGGAGTGAACCTACGTACAGAATCCAGGCGAAGCTCACCAAGACCAAAGTATCGACTACCATTCATCAGCTCGTTCACGGATGCGGCGAGTTTGTCCAGAAGTATGCCGCCGTCTTCAGCCCTCAGCCTGCTCTTGTGCGTAAAAATCCACACATAAAGCACCGGGACGTAAAACGTCTTATTTGGCACACTCACGATATCAACGTCAAAACATATAAAGGTCTTGCCATCGTTGACCGTCTCAGGTATAAATTCAAACGGATAGATTTGAGAGTACGGCAAACCGTGATTCGGCACTGCCGCGCTTTCGTTTCCTGTCACATACTTGACTATTTTCTCGTCAGAGCAAAAACTTTTCATCATCAGATTTTTATAGTCATAAAGCTCTTCAAGCTGCATTACAGCCACACCTCCTTCTTATCGGATGGTGTAACTGCCGCTTCCTGTCGTGCTTGAGATACGATCTGGCCTACGGTATATTCGCTGTCAACGTGGTCTCCGTCGAGTTCCTTCGGCGGAGTCCAGTTTGCATAGTCTGCAATTCGCAGGGCGACATTATCTGCATCCGTGAGATTTACTTCTGTCAGGATGAATTTGAAAACGCCCTCGCCGTTGTAAATGTTAAACAGCTTATTGGGCTTGGTGATCTGGTACGCAATGACAGATTCAGAATCCGGGTCGTCTATCAGGAATCTCATTCCTCGTGATAGTTCGAGAGTGTCCTCGTCCTTACCAACCGTCATCGCTATGCGAGCGTCGCCGATCGCCATAATAGTCTCGGTAAACTCGCCGATCAGATATTTGGTTCCGTCCTCGACCACACACCATTTCTCTTTCAACTTACCATCCTTGCCGATCCACCGTAGCTTATGGTTGCATTGAAGCATGAGTCCGCGCTCATAGACCTCGTTGTCAGCATCCACTTCGGTAATCAGCCATTTGTTATTTGCAAATTCAACAATGCCTCCGTGCTTCAAACGCTCTCCGGGCATTGCGCAAATATATTTTTCGGACATGCTCTGCCGGTGTGTAATAGACACAACCTGCTTTTGTCCGTTGATCAATACCTCTCTGCATGAGGGGGAGTTACGAATCTTGCGGTCAATTAAAAACTGTGTTCTATCAACCCACATCTGACGCTGACCGCCGCTTAGCGCTATCCTTTTACTATAGGAATCCCATACGCTCATCGCGATCACCCCGCTTCGTGACAGTATTTCTTTTGAAGATTCTTGAGAATATTGATCGCCTTAAAAACATCGCTCCGAACAGTGTCTACATCAGGATCAAATTCGATCATATACTGCAAAATTGACAGCAAGCTCATGTATCGGTCATCGTAGTTCAGGGCAACGATAAGGCTTTGAAAACCGAGCATCTCGCGCAGGAGACTGCTCTGGTATTGCTTGAGTGTAGGCTCTTCGCTTTCTTTGATAGGTAGAATCTTGTAGAACCGGTTTACCAGATCCTTGATCTGCTTGGAAACCAGCTCGTTGCTTAGCTCAATTCCGTAACTTGTCATCATAGGTGCAAATCCGTCAAATCACCATAACGATACGAATATTCCCGCATCATCTTAGTGAAGTCCTTTCTACACATTTCATACGCGCTCTTGACCCGGTATAGGAGTTCAGCTGGCGAGTATGATGAGAAGTCCGACGTATTAAGCATATTTCTAAGATTCTCCCCGGCGTATACATATGGTTTCATCCATTGTACGAGCATACCCTCGGTCACAATGTCCACGATTTCGCTGATTTCATCCTCCGGAATTGTTGTTTTGAATTCGCGTACCGCGTCGTCGCAGGTCACGAGGTCGTACTTGCAGATCTTATTGAACTGCGAGCATGCGCGCTTCATATACCCGTCAACCATAGCGCTACGCTCATATGCGTCCAGTCGAATGAAATCGTATTCGGTGACTTTGTGCAGAAACGATTTCGTGAATAAGTTATAGGAGACGCCCATACAACACCTCCATTAGTGGTTGATCAGCTCTGCGGACAGGCTATCCTCCAACGCCTCAATAACGCGAATGGAGTCAATTTCCTTGGCAGCGATCAACTGCCTTGCGCGATAGGCCACAGAAGCCTTCTGACCGGCAGAAAGCAGAGCAACTCGCTTCTTGATATCTTCCGGCGATAGATCGAATAGCTCGTCAAAGCTGTCGAAACGCAAAGCGTTCTTGTAATATCGCTCCACGCCCAGATATGCAATGACCTCCGGGTCATCGATCATAAACCAGTTATTCTCAAAGAAAGCGCGGCTTGAATTCTTGGCGTTTTTCAGCTCTTGCAACTCCATGTCCTGTTCAGAGCCGAAGTCGTCCCATACAAATCTCTCGCCTGTACGCTTGCTTACATAAACCAGACGACCGTTAAAGCCGTTGCGGATGGTAACGTATGAATGTGGAGTCAATACTTCCTTTACTTGGAACTCCTGTTTTACCTCTTCAGCAACATGTTCATGCTCGGCATTTAGCTCAACCACTTTCTCTTCGGCTTCTGGCTGCACAACCTTCTGAACTGGCGGCTTCTTATTAACGGTTTTTGTCACGCTTCCATTTGCAGAAGCGGAATTTGCATTTCTCGGCATATTATCTCCTTTCATTCAAAAGAGCCGGGACGTTAATCCCGGCTCGCGACATTTTCAAAATCAGGCAACCATCTGATAGCGACCGATACCAGAATTGCCGCCAGCCATAACCAGCGCCATGCCGTACTTCTCGCCATACAGGTAATCCTGAGTCAGATCCTTGTTAGACATAGGATCGCCCGGGATGATGGTAGACTGACCCTCGTACACGACCTTAATCGGCTTGGAATCACCAGCGATGATGGTCAGGGTGTTATTGTCGAAAATGAAGTCAGTAGAGTTGATCTTGTGACGCTGCGGCATAGCAACGACAGGAGTGCCGTAGAACTTGCCGTAGTAACCCATGTTATATAGATCGCTCTTAGACTCATTGCCTTCGATGGAAGGAGCCAGCTTGCGCAGGCCAACCTTTGTACCAACGATAGTGGCAGGCTTGCCGCCAGAGGCAGCCTCTACATGAGCAACCAGCTCCAGCAGGGTATCCTCATCATATGCGCCAGCGGCGGGGAAGTAAGTCACACCGCCCAGATCCTCGGCGGTAGCGGAAGTCCACAGGGTGTAGATATCGTTCAGCAGCTTCTGACGGAAAGACTCGCCAACCTTATTGATAAAGGTATTGAAGTCAACCTGACCAGACAGCACGCGGTTCAGCTCCTCGTAGATCTTCACAACCTTGAAAGAGGTTGGGATAGAGAACTCGCTGGAGCCGCCCAGACGCTGACGACGAATGCCCTGAGTACCATCAGCGGCATCGGAAACAGTGAACAGATCGATGTCTTCCAGAATAAACAGGTTCTGGTCGCCCAGCGCGATATTGCGGAACTCAACCAGGCTGTTGAAATACTCGTCGCCCTGCAGACCCTCAACAACGGTACGTGCCAGAATCTCCTCAACGATAGCGAACAGACCGACGCACTTGCCGTCGCGAATGTTCTTGTAGTTCAGCTTGGTGCTGCCACCATTGGCCTCAACCAGCGCCTTCTGCAGCAACTCCATGGAATCACTCATGGAATACTTAGTCACGTTGCCATGATACGCATCAACGGCAACCTGTACAATATCATTCATTTCAGCCATAATATGTATCCTCCTTAATTATTTGTGCAGTTGCTTACGCCAGCTGAATCACATAGTAGGTGTAGCGGCCAGCCTTCTCAACGTCAAGAATCTCACCAATCTTGGTGGAGCCTTCGGTTGCAGAGGCTACCACATTCGGCTTCACGCCAGCCATCAGCTCAACGACGTAACCCTTTGCAGGAGTAACGCCCTCGGCGATATTCAGAGCCTCAGCAGTTACGGAATAGATGTTGCGAGAACGCGGCACATAGCCACGAGCGGCCTGGTCAGCCTCGTTACGGAACTGATCCAGATTGCGCTTGCGCTCGTCATACATCACTTCGGGAGTTGCAACGATAGCAATCTGATCGATAGGGGTATCAGCGGCAGGAGCAACAGCCTTGCGAATCTCGCGCTCACCATCCATCAGACCTTCCAGCTTAACCACGCAACCATTCTCAATGGGCGCAGGCTGGTCGTTTTCGAAATACTTCAGGGATACCAGATCAGCAGCAACGTCAGTGCCACTCATCAGATCGGTGCGAATAACACCGTACTTTTCATTAGCCATAAATCTTACCTCCAATTTGTTATTAGCGGGTGCCTACGTTATACTTTACAAAGATGCCGCCATAGGGCTCGTCCATCTTGCCTGCACCCTGACGTTCAATAGGAATACGGGGTGGCTTTGCCTGAGAATCCAAAGAGAAGTGGGCAGCAGGGGTGCTGCGACCACGAATAGCAAAACACTTTTCTTCAATCTGGTCGATTGTCATCTCGGAACAATCGCTGCGCAGTTGCTCGAAAAGCTCATTACCACTTAGATCTGCAAAGCGGCCAAATACTTCAGCCTCATCAGCAGTTCGCTTCTCAAACTTGGAGCGGAATTCGCTGATAATTTCACGTACAGAGAACGTGCTTTCGCCTTCATCAAAGTCAGCATACACGGTCTTCTTGCGCTTCTTGGAAGCAAAGTCGATTACGACGTTATCGCCGTTTCGAGCATACATGAAGCCGTAAATCTTATCATCAGAGATGTCGTAGGCATATACTTCGTTCGCCTCATAGTCGTGATCCATATACCAATACCTGCGGGTCTCGCCCCAGATAGGATCGGTATAGACCTCTGCGCTCAGCGCATCATGAAGCTCGCGGAAGAACTGTTCTGCACTCAAAGAAAACTCCTGATTGTCCTGAATGTCCGGGACGCCATCTGCGCCCTGATCTTCGTTGTCGGACTGATCGTCGCCGTTGTCATGGTTCTCGTCGCCATGATCCTGCTCATCAGCCTCGGATGCTTCGGCAGCACCATTATCAGAAGAGTCTCCCTCTTCGGATTCCTCTGAGAAATTCGCATCAGGATTGCTCTGCTTCTGCTCTTGAATTTGCGCGAAACGCGATTCGATTTCAGCTTGATCCATATCGGCAAAATCGAAATCGATATCTTCGGCAGTCAGACCATACTTCTGCATCAATTCGTTCACATCCAATTCGTCGGTTCCTCCTTTCGAGAGATTCTGGTTTATGTCATCTGCCGAAGCAGTCATGACCATGGAAAATTCACGTTTGAAATCGTCCATCATATTGGCGTACTTTGTTTTGAAGTCGCCAAGCGTAAATAGTTCGATGCTGGCTGATTCAAAACATGGCGGCGCACTTTCCAGAAGGCAGAAGGCGAGGAACTCAAACGAATCTACATGATACAGTCCGTCATCTTCGCGATGACCGCTCTTGATGCGTATTTCCATCGATTCATCTGTAATGCCGTTTTCCTTGATGTGAGCATAGGCTTCCTGCCTCTTCCACACCAAAATATCTGCGCACAAATATTCGTGAACATCTCCGTTGTCTTCTGTCTTTTCAGCCCACCAAACATTTGCGCTCTCCGGCACAATACCGATGGGAGAAGTTACATTCACGAGCTTAATACTGTTGTCTTGCTTTACGATCTCAACATCGTGAGCTCCAATAGAATCCGTCTCGCGCTTATAGTTGCATACAACCGGACAGTTGAACATAGTGGGGATTGCCTCTTCGAACTCACGCTTGCCGATATACATCTTGTTGCGGTTCTCGCCGTGATAAGCGATCATCAACACGCCTTGGTCAAAAGATGAATTCAATTCCCTCAAGTTATTGATAGAAGAAGAAAACACTATACTACAGCTTTCATTCTGTCGATCTTCGTTCACTCGTCGTCACCTCCTTTCAGGCATAATAAAAGCGCCGTCCGTCGGCGCTTAGAAGGTCATCGTATCTGAAAGAACGCAGGGGCATTCGAAACCAAGATCAAACATAGTCTCCTCTCGGTTTTCAAAGACCCAGATGTGATTCTCAACATCCTCTTTCAGAAGAACATAGCCCTTCTTTTCAAGTAGCTTCTTGAACTTTTTGTCCATTACATAGATAAACTTCATAGTTACTCCTCATCTTCCTCTCTGGATTGCTCGCCAGCATCCGTCAGTTCGCCAATTTCGCTTTCGGGTCGCCCTGCGTCTCCACCAGACGCATCGCCGCTTTGAGTCGAAGAACTCTGCAATGGCTTGAACCTCTGTTTGATGCCAAGCACATCGTCCTCCAAGAAGTTCATGCAGTCCATTTCATCCTGCATCAGTCCCTGAGAGGCACAGTAATACGACACCATAGGCATACCAAACTGACAAGCCTTGAGATATGCATCTCCAACCTCTTTCCTATTAAAAGGGCTGCAGTCAAGGAATGTCACCTTAAAATATTTGCCGAATCCATGCCGGTGAATAAAGCGATTCACCATGCACTCGATGCTCTTGACAATGCTATATGTAAGCGCTTGGTCTGCTTTAATGGAAAGCAACAAAGCGTTTGATGAAGCCTTCTCGTTATTAAAGAGCAGGCTCGAAACGCCTGCAGCGGTAAACAGATTTTGTTCTGCCTCTGCGATTGTGTTTGATTCGCCGGCGTGCGTGCGTTCAAAACTGATTTTGCTGATGGGCATTGGGGACAATACCGTACCGATTTCTTCAGGTACTACAGCATCAAGATTTCTGTAAAAATCTTTAGCCTTTTCCAAGTCCATCTGCCAATCACCGTCATCATTGATACCGAGGGTCATGACCAGCATTGCGTAGTTTTCAAGCTCTGTCTTTGTCAGCTTGAGCTGCTTGTAGTCCTCAATATCATAGATTTCACGCAAAATACCAGCGAACGGGGGCATGGAGTAGTTCAGAATATCCTTATTGCACTTGATCGCAAAAGAATTGGGGGAGTCAAGCTCCTGCCAACGCATGCCCGTGCGATCCTTCTGATACAATTCGTATTTGGTTCTGAACTCCTCTGGATATAGAGGAAGATTGCCGGAATTCGCATTGAAATACGAAAAATCAAATGATACGTTCAAAACGTTATCTTCGATTACAGCGACCGTGCAATAGTCCGACGGCAGCTGTTGGATGATCGTACTATCTGAACTTTCCCAGATCGTGCCATAGAACGTGTCTTCTCGCAAGCACACCGTCAGAATACGCTCAAACTGATTCTTGATATCCATCGACGAGAGCAGGTTGAGCACGCGGCGATAGTTGCGACGTATCGTTGACTTGTTCGCAGTAGAGGTGTCGATCTTGTACGGCGACACGACATAAGTCAAATCCGACAGAGAAGCAAAATACTGGATAAGCCTCCGAAAATGAGAACTCGCGCCATACAAATACGTGACTGCTGCGCGCAGATTCTTTTCGTTGCTATAGGGGTTCTTGAGAAAGCTGGAAATCTCATCCTTAGTATATAGATAGAATGTTGGAGTAGTCCCGTTGCCGTTAAGGTCGCGCAATATCAACTTGTTGATTGCAGCAAACCTCTTCGGCAAACGCATCTCTCTACTAAAATCGCCAGAAACGCCGGTGACTCTCGATCTGACCTCCGCAAATTCTTGCACGTCTTCCAGCACTTCTTTAATCTTTTTATTAGCCTTGGCCATAATGCGTCAATCACCGCCTTTCTAACCATTTTCTCTTGGGCGCTCTAAAAATAAAAGCGTCATTGGTATTTTCTTTGTCTCGACCTGAATCTTTGCGCAAGTCCTTCTCCAACTGTGTTGCAACATAATAGTTATAACTCAAGCTGGAGTATCTATCTTTACGCGCTCCGCTTCGCTCAACCAGCTTAACAACACCGCCAGATTCTTCGTGGCGCAAGTTGATAAGTTCATTGATGAGAAGCGTAGTATTTATGTATGGCATCATGATCGCCATACGATCAGCGACGCTCAAGCTACCAAAGCCCCTGAGTCCACCCAGAGCCTCCTCGCCGTCGTATTCGGTTGCAAGCAGTCTGATCCTGCCCGTCCTGAATCCTTCTCGCAATAGCAATGCGCAGTCTGAATTAAAACGAGCTGAGCCCGTAATTGCCCATACAGCCTTAACTGCGCTCTTGCTGACGCAACGCGCCGCGAGATCCGGGTTATTGCAACATGACAATGCAGGATATACTTCTCCGCTGTCTGGATCTGAAAGATCTCTTGCTAAAACGTCATAAATACTCAAGCCGATATTTCTGGTATCCAGTACAATATAGTCGCAGTTGTATTCCTCGTAGAGCCTTCGGATGCGCAAAGCCTGCGCTTCGGTATGAAGTCCTTCATTAGTCTCGGTGTATACTATATTGTTGGCGTACCGTGATGCCTTGGTCGGCATAAGCTGATTGATAAAAATAGCCGTGGCGTCGTTCTTATGTTTTGTCGTAGCCATAAGCGCAATATCCGCAGACAGAATTCTCTTTTCTCCCGGCTGCTTTGGTGGTATGCGCAACTTGGTAGCACTTGGCAAACGACCAGATATAGCTTCCGGAAGCATAGGGAACTCTATGCGTCTATTCTTGGATATGGTGTCAAAACTAAAGAATGAGCCGTTAGAATCTCCATAGAAAATGGAATCCATTTCCATCGACCAGCTGATCTCATTGAAATCTGTTTCGAGCATTTGCTCAACAACGTCGTCCTCGATGAGAATATCCTCCACAATGCCAAGCTGATACGGGAAACCGCAGACAAAATTGTGTTTTGTTTCATCAAGCATGAATCTGCAGCTATCCTTTGCGCGCAGAAAAGACCAGTGATCTTTGTAGTACGCACTGGAGAAATACATCGTAACGTTGTGTTCCAAATACTCCTTCCTGCCTTTATACTCCGGCTTATCCAAATATTTGGGATGGCGCGGGCCAGACAGGAATTTACGTAGAATGGTATCGATAACCTCCTTCTTGACCATACGGAACTCGTCCACGATCAGGAGATTTGCACGGTTGCTTCGAGCAGAGTCGCTCGCTGTAACAACCTTGATATAAGAACCATTCTTGAATACAACCTTCGCATCCGTGTTATTGATACTGGTTGCTTTTTCATCAATTTCATTTGCAAGCTCTGGAGAGTTAGGTTTGAGCTCCATAAGTATCTTCTCCAAAACGTTGATACTCTGGCCTCGCGTACCAGACGCAATGCACACCTTTGTGCCGGGATACAAAATGCACCTCGCGCAGCAAAAGATTGCGCAGATAAAGGATTTGCCTATGCCTCGGAATCCGATAAATACGAATGTCGTACACAGGTTCATCATTACCAGCAGTAACATCTGGAACAATTTTAGGTTTACATGCAAAAAATCCATCGCAAAGCGATGGATATTGCTTCTGTAGTATGACGCCCATATACCAACGCCCTCAAGCACTTTGGCTTGGTGTTCGTTTCGGGCAGTCATGCTTAGATATGGATTGGATTGCGACTTCATTCGCTACCACCGCCGAAAATTTCATTGAATGCACCCTCGTCATCTTCATCGTCAAGATCCGGGCGCTCAACGCGGCGTTTCTCCATTTCCTCCTCATATAGCTTGCAGTATGTATTTTTGATTCCGAGCATCTTGCATAGATGCCCGAGGAACCACACGGAAATATAGCGAACCACGCCATCTACGTCTTGTAGTTCCGGGATCGGCTTTGGAATCGGGCGAGCATTCTCAAACATGCGAATCCCGACACCAAACGGAAGGTCGTCGAACGATTCATTCGCCGCGTCGCCCTTCTGCGCGTCCTTGATTAGCGTATTCAAGATATTGACAGTCGCAGCGTCAGACTTACCGGTCTGGGATACGCTGCGATTGATTGTCTCCTCAAGAATACAAATCTGCTTATATCTGGCCTCAGCGGTATTATCGAGTACACCCTCGATATTGCCAGTCCATCTTGCGTACCGCGCATCCAGCGCAAAATACATTTCAGATGGTAGACCAGAACCCCAGAATTCAATGGACTCCTGAGATGGCATCAGCTCGCACTGATCTGAATCCTCGTCGGGCATAGGCATTACAGGCAATACCACATTGCTTGCCATCGCCGCCTCTTCGTCAAGCGTATCGTCGTAGGTCTTGCCAACGTACTTATACAAATTCGTCTTGCTGATATAAGATCTGACGCGCGAAGCACTCGTATTTGCCTTACTCACCATGGCATATATATCTGGATGCCAATAGATATCGAGCTTCATGCATACTCTGCGCATCGCTTCTGCTTCACTTCCAAGCGCCTCCTTGTAATGGTTGAGTAGATCGTCTACGCAATGAGTACACATTGATAGATATCCACCGTTCTCGCGATACAACGGGCTTTGCGACGTAGGGAAGTTATTTCTTTGCCGTACATAAATGCGGCCACATCGCGTGCAGAGATACTTATCCAGCTTCTCCTTTGGCGGCGTTGCCTCTCCCGGTCGCGAGCTTGCCGCTTTAACCTTACTAACTTTCGGCACTCGAAACTCCCGGAATTACTCCCGGATAATGCCTTCCTTGACAGCTCTCTTCAGTAGCTTGCCAGGAGTAAACTTAGGAGCCTTGTGACCGGGAATGACAATACGCTCCTTCGTCTGCATGTCTACCGCTTCACGCGGCGCTGAATCGCGCACCGCAAAGGTGCCAAAGCCATAGAACTGGACAGATTCGCCCTCGACCATAACCTCCATCAGGGTATCGAGTACGTCATTTACGATGCACTCTGCGTCCTTCTTGGTATAACCTTTGGCGGCCATACGGGCGATAAAATCGGTTTTATTCAGCATTTTTGTTCCCTTTCTTTCCTATTATATTAGAGTTCCTGTAGCGATGTTTTCTGAGAAACACTGATGTCGCCGTTCTTGAAATAATTGGCGAACTGCTCCTCAGCATCGCAGTCGTTGTAGATTGCTACCATATCCAAACTCGACCACTGAGCCAGTTCCTTGATCACGGTCTCCGGTAAGCCAGCCCTGATCAGGCCAGTCGTCCAACAGTGTCTCAGGGAGTGCATATAAAAATCAACTCCCAAGAACCTTCCGAAGCTATTTGCCCAACTCGTTAAGGTAATTGGCTTAATATGTTCGTTTGGATTTCCCTTCATAGGGAATAACCATTCACTCTGAATCCCGTGCTCTTCTCGATATTTCATCCATAGGTCGAAATATGGCTTGAACTTCTTAGCCAATGTGTAGCAGTAAATTTGCTTGCCGTTGACGCCGCGCCCCTTTGTCTTGACCTTCTCACTGGTCTTGTACAGAGCGCCGTCACAGATCAGATTCTCGTCTTTGAAATAATCGACCTTGAATCTGGTCAGCTCGGCCTTGCGCCTGCCAGAGCAAACGGCAAGTGCAACCAGGCAAGCCTTATCAAATTGCTCCTTCTCTACCAAATGATTGAGCAATGAGTCAATCTGGTCGTCAGAAAGTACCGTCTTTTCACGCACTGGCTGAGCAACAGGACTCTCGACTTTATGTATGATGTTTCTGAAATTCGGGAATTCATCGTCAAGGATAGCCTCAATATAATTCGACATAGAAGATAGCGTTGCCTTTATACGCCGTACTCTGGCAGGGCTATTTCCATTCTCATTTACAAGCCACCCTTGAAAAGCAATAATGTCGCGCTTCGTCCAATCAACGAAGAACTTGTTGCGATTATGCTTCAAGCACCATACCATAGCGATCTGCAAATCATTAAGATATACAGCAATGGTCGTCTCGCTTTTCTGCGTTGATCGCAGGTATTCCATAAAATCAGAGATGAGCCTCGTGTTTTCCGGATTTACAGCAGCGAGAGACGCGCTATCCGTGATGCTATTCCGTTTAGTTTTACGTGGCATCAGCTCACCTCTCTGTTGTTTTAGTCTTTCTTTAGCTTAATATTATAGCTGCAGCGAACACCATCCGCGTCGCAGACGCATACCATCTGTTCCGGCTCACTGTATATTCGCTTGGAAACGCAATAATCGTCCATGCCAAGGAAGCTGCCGGCCATGATTGTCTGGATTCCCTGCACATTGTCAATGACATTGTGGTGCATATGTCCAAGCAAAACCGCGTACACGGGCTGTTTTGCCATCACCTGCAATGTTTGAATTTTTTGCGGAGTAGGCTCGTAATCACCATGAACGCCAACATAGTTCTTACCACGCACATCCATGATGTACATGGTTGCGTCGATCTTCTCGCCGTAACCTATGAGAACATTCTTAAATTCGCGCATTCTCGCAGACAGATACCATTCAACAAGATCGTCAAGGCGTTCCTGCATAACAGCGCATTCTTTTTGACCGATGCGAGAATGATTGCCGGCAACACTGACAAATCTGACCTCCGCGAAATGCTTGCTTAGTTCAGCCAAAAACTCAGCAATCAACTCAGACACACCTGTAATTTGTTCGATCAAATTCTCCTTGTTGGACACTGCGATCTGGTAATGAATGTTACCGCTGATCAGATCGCCATTCGCCCAAACAATACAGTTCTCTGAATTGTGAGTCTTGCCGATAGAGACGATTTTGTCAATGTAATTGCGCATCATTTTCGCGCAGATATTAGAATTGTACTTGCACCAATAATTATCTACCTGAGCACCAAAATGAATATCATTTAGGCTGACAAGCAAATCATTATCGGATTGAACAATGCTGTTCTGGGTATATTCAAGCGACGGCAATCCGCCATTCTGCACAGCTCGCGTAATAATATCGTTGAGTTCTTCCTGTCTGGCGCGCTCGCGCACCAGCTTATTAAACGCAACTCGCTGATCGTAAAAACGCTGACGCTCTTTCTGAAGCTCGATTTTCTTGAGATCGATTTCTCTCAGCAGGTCATCACCAGCAAGGTTTTGCTCCGCAGTCTTCTCCAGTAACTGCAGTGTGCGGTTACTGCCGTACATCATACGGCGCGCTACGTCGCTGCTGTATTCCTGACCATATACATAACTGGATAGTTCTGAATAGTCAATATCCGCAAGCGTCTTGTCAACCAACTTCCCATAAATCAGCCTGCGATGATAATCCAGTTCGGATTCATTTGGCTTGCGATTTAGCAAACCTGACACTCTTTCTTGCCGGGCACAGGCTTCTTGAGTAGTTCAAGAACGCTGTGGTTTTCCTCGACATAGTATTTGTTCACGGTTCTCTTGATCGCCACGCCGGGAAGTAGCTTGCGAACCAAACGAGCTTCATTTTTAGTAATCTGAATCATTTTTTATCCCCTTCGTTCAATAGTAAGATCGGGGAAGAACATCCTCCCCGATCGATCAGTCTTGATATGTATTACACCCGTTCGGTGTATTTATTGCTGATATAATTACCGTCAGCCAGCTTATACCAGCCGGTCGCGGTATCAACGCCAACAGCATCCAGCTTATTATTTCTTCGTACCACACGCACGATAGTTTTCTTGCTGTCTGTGCTTGGCTCAGTTCTCACATTGACGGATCCGCCAGTTACCTTAATCTGGAAGGTCTCCGGCTCTGCGCCAGCGGATTCGAAATCAGACAGGACATCCATCATCATAGCGTGGCTATTCTTGCCATACTTGCCATCAACTTCAAGATCATACTTCTCTTGAAACTTCTTGATCGCAAGCACAGTCTTTGATCCACACTCTCCATCGATACCATCTTTGTTATCGCCGTAGGTGCCCAGATCGTAGCCCAGCTTAACCAGCGCAGTCTGTAGCTCAACTACATCAGCGCCTTCAACACCTCGCTTGATAGTACGTTCACCGAGCTTATATACCTTGGCAGAACTGTTGGCGGAACTGTCTGGCGTCTTGGATTCCTCATCGTTATCATCAGCAACAGGAATGTTGACCACAGGAGAATCTTGCTGCTCAGGCGCCTTCACGCCATCATACTCAAGAACAGAATCTGGCATATATGCCCAGTCAGTCCAAGAGCGAGAAGCGACCTTGGTCTTAACAACGCCATAGTTAAACCCGCGAGCCTCGACGGCTTCGCCTTCGCCGATATACACACCGACATGGCCGGGAGAGAATAGCAGAATACCAGGTACTTCTGGTAATGTCGCAATCTTGCCGTGCTCCGCGCCCTTAGACTTGCACCAACTCAGCATGCCGTTAGCGCTCTTATCAGGGCAACCATTACCGCCATACTTGCTGGAGATAGACTTGCCGGTGCCAATAGCTTCTGCTACGCCAACACCGCCATTCGTCCAGAAAAAGCCCTTGATCATGCCGACGCAATCCATGCATACCAGCTTCTTGCTGATATCAGACTTATACCGCGACGTGCGAGAACTTCCGTAGTGAGAAGAATACTGCTTTGCCTTACGCTTCAAAAGCGAATCAGTGCAGTTGTAGACGCAAGTACCATACCAATACGGCATACCCACCATCGACAAACAAAAAGCTACCAGTTCAGATGCCTTAAACATCAAACCTCACCATCCTCGCCGCTCACTTCGTCGCTGATTTCAAACTCATTTGTAATTTCGGTGATGCCGGATTCGACGAACATATCCATTTCCTTAACGGCACTTTCAATGAAAGCATCAACCTCGTCATCGACGACATAGCCCTTCTTGATAAGCAGGCCAACAACATAATCCTTCTTGGCGCTGCGATCAATCACGCCGGTTTCACCCAGCTTTTCAGCCGCAAGAACAAATTTCTGCACAACGCTATACAGACGCTTTTCTTTCAGCCACGGGATTGCAGTTGTCCGAATCCACGGGATTACCAAGGAACCCATCACGACGCTAATGAGCGCAAAGATCAGCTTCAGCGCAGCCGACGCGATCTCTGTGTAGAATTCCATACCATCCACTCCTTCCTGTCAGTGCGCATAAATCGCGCGTTATTTTCTATACATATATGCAGGACTGACAGGATGCCCAAACGTGCGGAAAAATGCGGACGTTCGGGCATGGTCTAAATCAAACAAGTTCAAAAAATCTTTACGCTGCTGTCAATCTTCTGTCGGAAGTTGCTTGAATATTCATTTCCACAGCGCAAGTCTGGCAATACTTTTGCCGGTTAGATGTGCGCTTCACGATGACTCCGCAGTTCTGGCACTCCATGTAGTTTTCTCCAACCAGCTTCATGTATTGGTTGCCAAGATTGCGAAAATCAGTTACGAACACCTGTTCATCCGAACTGTCGTCTTCGACAATCTTTATATTCAGATTGATGTTGTCAATAATATTGCTATAACCTATGTATCCAGCCTGCCACAGATCGTTGATCATCAGCGACTGCCGGTTGGTCGTCACCGTAATGTTGGCGAGATTAAAAATATCTCTCGGCGCACGATTGACCCAGTTGCCGTTGCGCGGATTAACCGCGTTTCCATATTTGGCAAGGCACACCAGCGTAAACATCAACCTCTGTAGCAGACGCCCCTTCAGTTGTCCAATGGCTTCCATCTCGTTCTTGGTAATTGCAACGCCGGCAACATCGATCAGCGGGTACTTACCCGCATTGGCCGCACACTTACTGATTAGGGGGTGCCACTTGGGCATCCCGATAGACGAATCGCAGCGCATCACAAAGCTCTCCAACAGCCTTTCAATATCGTTGCGCTTGTACCCCATACTGTGATAATACTTAGCCATCCTCATCAATGTCTCGCCCGGCTTCTGGCCAAGGCTGTTGCTCTCGATCGCTGTCTCCACCCATGCCTTCTCGTTCAAAATAATCTCCGTCATATATACTCCTTTTGCGAACCATACGGAATCGCTGTCCTCCATATAAAATATCGCCGCAGTCATCCTGTACTGGATAAGAAATCATATAGTCGTTGCGTTTGAGTAGGTTCTCAACAATCTGCCCACCGCAAACATCCCACGCAAACTGCTGTGTACCAACCCGCTGATAGCAGATATCAATAACCAAATCGCAAAGCTGCTGGCTGTTACTGCATACTTTCAGGCATTCCTCCTGAAAGATTCTCTGAAGATTGCTCGCCCTCCAAGCTCGTTCCTCAAGCTCGGCGTCTCGTCCATTTTTAAGTGCTTGCACCTGCTCCATGAGTCGCTCATTATGTTGCTTATAGAGCTTGCTCACAGCCATATATTGATTGCGAGTATATTCCAGCCCGTTCTTCATAATGGCCGTATCGAAGGAGTTCCCGGAATAGTTGAGCTTCAGATACCCGTCAAATTCTTTCTCGAAGATCCGGCAGATCCTATTCATAACGCAATCATTCATGCCAACCGGCATTCTGCCCAAGTAATACCGAACAAAATCGCTCTGCTCTGCTGTGCGTTCATCTTCTGGGATGGCCATCAATTCCGCCACATCCATTCTGAATTCGCGCAGGCACTTCAGGCGCGTATTTTTGATATATGTATTGTACTGGCTCATAAGGGTCGGGTAGATGTACCTCATGAAGTACGGCTTCTTGTCTGCAATAATACGCAGGTTGAAATCCCGTGCCTGAACATCTTCGTCAGAATACTCTTCCGGCAACTTATTTGAATGCCGGTCATACCAACTTCGAGGCATAGGCTTGCAGATAATTCCCTTTGCTTTATCTCCTTTATACCCTCGGTTTCCCGATATTTATTAGGGGAGTAGACTATATCACCACCCGGCATAAAACCGGGGCACGGCACTTCCCGATCAGGAATTTCACCTGACAGGTACAGACCTCATCGTCTCTTAGAGACGGTACGTCTTAGTCGTTTGACCTTCCTACGCCTCACGGCATAGGCTTGGCACCGGATTAACATGTGTGTGTATCATATAAACGCCCATCGTCTACGGGCAATAATCGAGGATATGTAAGCAGGCGATGTACCATAGGCCGTGGCAAGCTCCGCTTTGGACACTCCATTTTCGGCAGCGGCGCGGATTGCAAGTATGTCGTCGGCGGTGAATTTTGCCCCATTCGGATTTGTGCGCTGTCTCTCTGAATAAGCCTTTCGCGCCTCATCGCTCCAGTGATATCCGCGACACCTATCTGACATTATGCGCCCATAGGCCGACCGTTCCTCGTCTGTCCAGCCTGCATATCGGGCTTTGCGTGATGCCGACATCTTGGCGCGAGTCTCTGCGCTCGCTTTCCTTCCGGTCATGTTCACCCGATTCTTTTCGCCTATCTTGCGCTTCGTTTCGTCTGATAGATGCTTGCCGAGGTTATATCCGCCGTCTCCGCCATCATGCAGATTATAGCTCATTGAGCGTTTGCGGTATTCAGCGATATACGCCATCTCCAGCTCGTTGAGGAGGCCGGCGTCGCTTACAGCCTCTATGACGGCAAACTCGAAATTAGCCTCGCCATACTTATTCCAGGCATTCTGCAGATATGGATTATCGTGCTTGCCGGATCTGAGCAGCGACCTGTGAGAATCCCATCTGTCACCGAAGTTCATTCCGGTTTTGCCGATATAACTCATGCCATTTACCTTATTCGTGATCCGATAGATACCGAAATCTTTATAGATATCTTTCAAAGTAGCACCCCCTTTCTATTATTTTTGATACACACATTTAGTCTCCCCGGTTAGCAGCGGGAACCCGCCACACCCGGCATTTGCCGGTTCACCGTGTTATTCGATACGCATTGCTGCGTAAAGGCACTAATTAAAATGCAATTTTGCTGGTAGAGCTGACCGCACTTGATTCTGTAGTCCAGAACCCTATACTCCTCGGAATCTGCCGGGAATTCTGCCTGCACGTCGAACATGGATGTAATCCAGTTGGTTGTGCGGCCGATGTCATCACCGAAGCTGGCAATGTTCGCACGGATCAAATCATCCTCGGAGACCTCGATTTTTGCGCCCTTGCGCTGCGCACAGAAGATTGTTGGCATATGGCGAATGTTATCCACCAGCACCCTGTTATCGGTCAGCATCACAAGATCGCCGTCTTTATCCGCGCCATTCAGAGCCTGAGAAGTTGTATCCCACGCATTGAGCAAGGTGCAGGTTGTCATATACTGATACCAATGCTCAACATCCACGCCTCTGGCGACCTCCATCTTGCGGATGTTGTTATGGCAAGTCATGGGCGCTCTAAAGCAAGCGACATGCGTTGCATCCGTAGCAGCCCAGTACCCGTTATAAATCTGGCCAGATTTCAGCAACCCCGTCACGGGCAAACCAAATATGTTCTGGCACAGAGCATAAGGATCGCCACACACAATCGAATAATTGCCGTGAACGCCAACTACGCCGATCTTTGCTCTCTTTATGCGATTCTCGATCTGGTGAAAAATCTTGCGCTTGATATAAGGATCGTCAAACATCTTAGGCTCAACCATCAGGGCAGACGCAATATGGTCAACATCCAAATTCACCACATCATCCTCCGCCAGATGAGTGCCCTTTAAGAAGATCAATGCCTGTCGATAGTCGCCGTCGATCACGCCACGAATCTCGTCTATCGTGGGCTGAATTAGTTCGCGAACCTGATCGTCATCGAGCGCGTAGCTCTGGATAAACTGGTAGTTTAGATTGCGACGACTCTCCAACGTCTTGGGGCATGTCTTCGTTACACCGAATGAATAGTGATTCTCCGCGCAGCAACGCAGGTAATGCTCTATGCTGTTGTAGCTATTCCACAGCTTTACCATAGAAGTTGTAAGAATCAGTTCAACGTTGGTCAGGTCAACCTCGTTACCCCAGGCGTCCTTAACAATGCGCGTATGAGCCACATTGTCCGCGAACTCCAGAAAGTCGAAACAGAACACCATGCCCTTCTCCCAAGAAAATCGCGTATTCATACCACTGGCCACATAGTCGAGATTCAACTCTTCTGACCAACGCTTGGCCAGAGAGGGGAGCATCAGTCCATAACCATCAGACTCGTCCAGCGTAATCTCGTAGTCTTTTATGTATTGCATTACGGGCTCGTCAACACCCTCGTCATTCAACATAATGATGTCCTCCTTGAAGGTCGTCTCGCAGTCTGGAACTACGAGAATGCCCCTCGGCATAGACACCGGTGTTGAGCCGCTACACGTCAGAGCTCGGTACGCTTCCAGCTTGGCGGGGATCTGCGGGATAGATGCGTCACGACCATTTTCGATGCGCTCACGGAGTTGATATACCAATCGCTCGCTAACGAACACGATCGTTTTGTTTTTTACGCCACCGTTCGTTCCTAGCAAGCGGGCGTAACGGATACCATTGATCTTGAAACCTCTGCAGGCTCTGCACAGATCCTTGTCTTTGTCAATCACGAGGTGCATGTAGTCCGGCTTAAACTGTACACGATCCAGCTCTTCGTACAACCTCTTGATCTCCCGACGGTTCTGTATGGATTGAGGTTGCTGCTTGATTGATCGAATATCGGATTTAATACGTGCCGCCTCAGCTTCTGTATCGCCAAGTCCGTTAAGCTCATCAATCCATCTCAACATCTGACTATCATTCAATGAAATAACTTCCTCATTTCTGCGTGCTTCAGGCAGAGGAAGAGTCAAGTCCCACTTTGCCTTTTTCAGGCGCGTACTGTTTATCTTAAAAATGTATCGCTGGGATACCTGTTGTTTCGCCATCCATTGGCCTCCTAACTGCTCTTATAAATTGATTGTAAAGATTAAAAAATATATGGCCGCTCATTCATACTGCGAAATGTATCTTGACCATTCGCGGTAGAACTCCTGGCGCCTTTCTTCTATGTACTGCTCAATCTGCTTGTCCGTCAGATCATCGCGCTCATCATTATAATATTCGCATGGTGTTTCGAATTCGCAATCGTCACGCCATAGACACATACCACATTTCTTACTATTGTTCATGCAGCCTCCATCATATCTGCCGGCATCGCATCGGACACCTGTTTGTATTCTAAATATTTGCGTTCTACATCGCGTATCCACGCGATCAGCAAGCTACGCATACGCTTGCTCGGAATGTAAATCCACACTTCTTCGCCGTCACGGATGGCGGATCGCCAGATCCACTGTACCATGGTGGACAGCGCGGCTTCGTCTTCTCGAACATCCACACCGTTACTCTGGAAATACCTTTTCTCTTCAGGCTTCATAAAAATATTTACACAGTACGCCAATGCCCGTTTATGGCGGAAAGCATTGGTGGCGCGTGAATTAAAGGCTAAATTGCTATTGTAATAGCCTTTCCCTCGCAATCCGCCTACAGCATCTTTGTACGAAGCCCACATACGGCATTCGGACGGTATATCACTGCAGATGTTCTTGAAGTAATTCTGCAGATGCTTTCGCATCTTATCTAGCTCGGGATCGCCAGAAGCTTTGCGGCGCTGAAACCATTTTACAGACAGCGCAGTCTTGTGATCACCTATGCTATTCAACCTAGCGTGATCAAGAATATGTATCTTATCTGACAACGTGCCTACGTATTCCGGAATATACCCGCCATCCTCAGCAAAGTAATATGTATTTTCGTCCGGATGCTCAATGCCAATATACTTGAACTCCATTCCGTGCATATCAAAGTAATACTTTAGCGTCTGTGCCGGAAAGAGGTAGGTTAGAACGTAAACGTCATCAAAGGCTTCAAAAAAGCCACGAGACATCATCCAGTAATATGTATCACCGTCTCTGCTCGTAATCACAAAGCTACCATTGCTGGCTAGATCAAATACGTCCTGAAAGCGATCGCCTTTGTATTCTGGGGTTTCTTCCGTGATAGCGTTCCCGCCATCCTCCTTAATCCAACCCATCTTATATGCGATATCGAGATCGTCTTTCTTTAGCTCAAATTCTTGAAACACATCAACGGCCTCGTCAACGACAAGCGTATAATGACCAGCCCGGATTAGATCCAGCACTTCCGGCTTGAAGTGCCTGAACATCTGGTGTGTGCTGGCAATGTTTCGCTGATCCTTGAGAAGCTGCACGACGTGGTTATACTTACTGAATCCATACTCAGACAGTTTATCACTCGGTTCAACAAACCGGAGCGAGGGGCAAGCGTTACGAATTCGGCTCGCCTCGTCCAGGAACGGCGTGATGTAGATAAACCGCTTATCCGGATTCTGATTCATATGGTTAATGATCGCGGTGCTCTTACCAGAGCCCATGATCGCGTCACATACCTTTATAGACATTCCATTCCTCCAACATGCTTTGGCGGGGTTAATATCACCAAAGTGGTTCTAAAATCAAAAAATCGATGCTCAAAAAGCCTGAAAAATCGGCACTTTTGAAAATCGTTCAGAAAAGAAAAGTCCAAACATTTCTTCGTAGTTATTGTTCCTAAAAAGCATTGTCTACAATGCCTCATAGGAGGGTTATATAATCTCTTCTGTGACCAGAAGAGGGATCATGATTGTAATGTGCTTCGCTTATATTCAATGTTCAATTTTCAAGGTTCGTGTCTATCTACTTACGCCATATTTGCTTCGCTCTCTCCGATAGAGCTGAATGTAGCGTAGCAGTTGCGACTGCCCAGATTAAGGCTGGTGTACGCTTCCTCGATCTCTTCCCGGGTGATACCAATGTAATCCAAAGTTTGAGTAGAAGAGGAGTGTCCGAAGATCTTCTGGAGCAGGAGCAGCTTGCGCGGGTCATTTCCGCTCATCACCATCTGATGGTAACCAAATGTCTTGCGGAGCGTGTGGGTAGCAACCTTACATTCCAGATGGAGGTCTTCGGCGATACCCTTGAGGATACGGTCAACCGACATTCTGGAAATAGGCTTGTTCTGATTACAGCCACGGTTGCTCTCACTGCGGAATAAGAAGTCGTCCAGCTTGCTCGGGGCGTGCTGTAGGTATAGGGTGACGGCTTCCATTACGGAATCGTTGATCGTGATGTAACGGTTCTTCTGAACCTTGCGGGTAGTCTTAGTTTTCTTCTCAAGAACCGGGAATGTGGTCTTGAAAGAGAAACTGTCATCGATCAGCTGACCAAACCTCAGTTGGATCAGATCGCTAACTCGCAAGCCGAAGTTAATGCCCAGAATGAAGAGCATATTATCTCGGTACCTCCGGTGTTCTACCAGGTAAGAAGAGATACGGTTGATATCGTCTACACTCTTGATAGGCTCTGACGTATGCTCTTCAGCAAGCTCAACGTCAACCTTCTCAGAAGCGGGTTGGATCATCGAAGCGGAAAGCTGACGGCGGGAGGCCATGACACGATTGATGTCGATGGACTGCTTCTGGTCAGTGGGCTGCTTCGTGAAATCGATGTAGAGGATCTCTGCCATGGTGTATCTCCTTTTCAAATGCTCTTATTCATTGATTGAGTATATTAGAATTATAGCATAAGATGACTGAAAAGTCAATAGAAATTGCAATAATTTTGAAATTTCTTTCAAGAACGCGATTTATCCGTATCTTCTTTTGATTGCTTAAATTGATGGATCTTTCGTGTTCATTAAATAGAAAGCATTTATTCGTACTCTCTGGGAAGAATAAGCAGTGAAATATGGTAGTCAACAATGCCTGGTGTGATGATGGTTTCTTGGGTACAAAATGGGTGTGGGAGGAGGATCAACTGAGGGGAAAAGTTCTGCGCGTGGGGGCTTGAAAATATGGAAATATGCCCCCATGTTACATAGTGCCGAATTGTAACATAGACATATTGACAACGTGGGCACATGGTCAAAACAAGCCCATTTCAGCAAAACAAAAAAACATTTCCTATTATGCATGGGCATGTGTGCATGGTCTGTCGATATTTTGCAATAATTTGAAATAAAGATTTAACAATTTCCTTCCCCTTTCCTGCCCATTTCCCCATTTTGATTGATTGACATTTCTTGCAAATTGGTTTATAATTTTCAATGTGGAAAACATCCACGGCGGCAGAAATGCCGTCAATATACTGGGCTTACGTTGTCCCATGCAAACAACGTATAGCCGCCCACGGCGGCAGGAAGGAAAAACCATGCGTTACATTATCATTATCACCACGGCAGACGGACGGCAGACCATTAACCACATTGACGCCCAGGACGCAAGAACTGCCCACGAACACGGCGCAGCTATCGCCCAGGACGCAAGCGCAACCATTCGCGTATACCCGGCAACGCAAGACGAACACGGCGCAACTATCGCGGCAGGCATAGCGCGTGGGGCTCTTATGGTTGCACGTAGGACGGCGGCGAACGCTGTACGCAGGACGGGCGGCAATGAAACGCAGTGCAGGATTGACAAGGAATTGACGGCGGCGAATGCACGTTGTCACGGCGCAGAAACGGCGGCGCGTATCATCGAAGTTATTTCTTCCTATTCTGCCGACACACAAGACTTTTTCGGTTATGCGGCGCAGGGAATAACGGACGGAATCGCGGCAGGTCTGGACATTGCAGAACAATACCACGGCGCATTTATCGCGCTGAATAAATTCGTGCATTCTCAGCGCAGTGCAACCGAACATGAATTATCTACTGAATTTATCATCGACGGCGGCGGCGATATTGTAGCCATTAACACGGCCATTTCTACCATTATTCGCGGCGGCGATAAATGGACGCCCACGGACGGCGGCGGCATGGACGCAGAAACGGCGGCGCGTCTGGGCGCAGCTATCGCGGCGGCAATGCGGACGGTAACGCCCACGCAGCGCAAGATTGCAGAATTGACCGGGCGCGGATATTCCCAGCGGCAGATTGCAGAAAAGACCGGGCGCGCGGTTGTAACGGTTGAAAAGAACCTTGTAAACGTCCGTGCGAAAATCGCGGCATACATCCGCGAAAATGCGCCGGAATTTGCACATATGATTGACAACGCAGAAACGGCGGCGGCGGTAGAACGCTGGGCGAACGGCGGCAGAACGGTAGAAGGCGCAAAACGCAAGGCGGCGGCAGACAAGGCAACGCAAGCAGAACGCGCAAAACGTTACCGGATGCGCAAAACTCTTGAATGTAAATGGCGCGAATGGGCGAACAGCGTTGACATGTCCGTTTATGTAAACGATGTAGATGGTACTATGGGCGTACCTATGATTCAAGACTTTAGTAATTATGTGGGCGTTGACCTGTTAGACGGCGAAAAGGGCGTGATTCTGTTCGACATTGCGTTGCAGTGGGAACGGGATGTAGAAAAGGCATGCGCTACATGTATCAAAACTGAACGCGCATGGGATAAGCGCGGCGAAAAGGATAAAGAACATTCCGTTGAATGGGATAAATACAATAAGTATGTCGAATGGATAATTGCAAACATGCATATATACGGCGGCGCGGATAGTATCGAACGCATTGCAAGAGTAACGGCGGCAAAATTGCACTAATAAAGTATCAACATATTACGGACGGCGGCAAAAACCGCCGTCTTTTTCTATGTCTGGACATAGGCGGCGCACACGCCCCACGGCAGACCGTCACGACAACACGCCGCCGCTCTTATAGCGGAACGGACGGACGCGCCCCACACGGCGCACACGCCCCACGGCAGACCG